GGTTCTCCGTGGAGAGCCTACAACAGAGGCAGAGTTCAACGAAATGTTCCGCAAGGTCACTGGAGCAGACGCTAATGGTAGTGCCATTGAGTCAGCTAACTCAGCAGACTGGGGCGTAACGTGGACTGAAGTCTCTGCAAAGCAAGCAGAGCTTACAGCGGCAGAGCCTATGAAGGCATTGCGTGCAGAGCGTGATCGTTTGATTGCCGCTACTGACTGGTGGGCATCATCTGATCTGACCATGACTGCTGAACAGACTGCATACCGTCAGGCACTGCGTGACATCACAGACACAGCAACTTCTTTAGATGACGTAACTTGGCCTACAAAGCCGGAGTAAGAGATGACTCGTGCAAGAGACTTAGCCAACGTAGCAGATGACGTATCAACCGGGACGGTGGTGACCACTGCATCTCCATCGTTGGGGCGCAGGAATCTCATCATCAATGGTGCGATGCAGGTGGCACAGCGTGGGACGAGTATTACGTTAGGTGCAGGAACAGGGACGTATACGCTAGATAGGGTGCGATCTCAGTCAAACGGTGGCGGTATTACAGTCTCACAAGAAACAAATGCAATCAGTGGTATTGGAACACAGAAGATGTGCCGTTACACAGGTGCATCAGGTGTCACAGGCGTTTATTACATTTATCGTATTGAGAGTAAGGATGTTGCTCAGATTAACGGCAACAGCGTTACTTTCTCCATCTATATAGAAAACAACTCTGGTGCAAGTATTAGTCCTACTATTGATTACTACCATCCGACAGCGGCAGATAACTTTAGTGGTAATACAACTGTTGCAAGTGGAGTAGCATTGGGAACTGTTGCTAACGGTAGTTCAGCCAGATTAACTGCAACAACTGATGTAAGTGGCACAACAATTACTAATGGCCTAATGTTACAAGTTAATTTTGGATCAGCACTTACATCGGGCACTATTGATTTCACCGGAGTCCAACTAGAAGTCGGCTCTGTTGCGACACCTTTCGAGCATCGCTCATTCGGGGAGGAGCTTGCGTTGTGTCAGAGGTATTATGAAGTTTTAGCAAATGGGGCCGATAGCTCTTCCGGTTGTATAGGTAGTGGTAATTACTACACCTCAACTAGTTTTCATTTACCTGTTAAATTTCAAGTACAAAAAAGAACCACATCATATTCATTAGATCAGGTAACGGGAACATACTTTTATCGTGTCTATCGTGAAAGCGGAAACGATCAATTTGATTCATTTGGCTTAACTCGCAAAGGCGCACAATCTTGTACGTTATATAAAGGAAGTGGTTCAGTATCTAGCACGGCGGGAAATGGTGGCGAATTCTTATGCAATAATGCTAGTGCTTTTGTTGCTATTGATAATGAGTTATAGGGGTTGATATGGATATTGTTTTGGCAAAATACACAAAGGCTCCAACAGAAACAGAAAATACTGCGGTGTATGTAGTTTTAAATACAAACCCATCAAGGGCATTGTCAGTCCCACTAGACCCTGCCAACCGCCACTACGCAGAAATCATGCGTCAGGTTGATGCGGGTGAGCTAACCATACAAGAAGCAGACAGCTAAGGACGGAGTGTGAAAGAGATGGCAACAGAAAGCACGAAAACTTTAGTAGACGGTTTAAGTGTAGTCACTGTGGTAGGAACGATTGGTGAACTGTTGCCTCCGATGGCGGCGTTGTTTACATTAGTATGGACAGCAATAAGGATCTACGAGACAAAGACAGTACAGAGGTTATTGGGCAAGGACAGCCCCGATGATAGCTGAACTCGCCGCCGCTAATGCGGCCTTTGGCGTTATCAAAGAAACCATCGCCAATGGTAAAGAACTGTATGAAGCAGGACAGGCACTAGCAGACTACTTTGGCCTCAAGGCTGAGATACAAAAGAAAGCACATGAACACGGATATAAGTCTGACCTTGAAGCGTTCATGGCCACAGAGCAACTTAAAGAATATGAGGATGCTCTGAAACAAATGATGATCTGGCAAGGGCGAGCCGGGTTATGGACAGATTGGTTAGACTACCAGAGTAAGATGAAAGAAAGCCGTGAAGCCGCAGAGAAAGCTGAGAAAGCCAAGAAAGCTAAACGTAAAAAACAAATTGTTGATATTTGTATTAGCATCGGTTTGGGCGTTAGCGTTCTCTCAGCCATTGGCTTGGTAATATACATCTTCTATTGGCTCAGTAAACAGTAGGTCACCTATGTGGTTATTATTTGCAATCCTAATTCAGTCTGATAGCTACGCTGTCTATCCTCAAGGGCCATTTGCAACAATGGACGAGTGCTTTGAAGCCCGTGAGTATTTCATGGCAACAGCACCACAGCCTAAGATAAACTATGAAGCAGTGTGTGTACAGACGGATGTAACAGGAAATGCCTCATGATTGGGTTAGTCACAGCTATCACGGACTTGGCAGGTACATGGGTCAAGAGCAAGGCGGAATCAACCAAGGCCACCGCAGAGGCCAAAGCCACCGCACTGAAAACAGCGGCACAGTCCACAGCGGATTGGGAACGCATCATGGCCGAGTCATCCAAGAACTCGTGGAAAGACGAGTGGTTAACGATAGTATTCAGCATCCCCTTGATACTTGTCTTTATACCAAGCATGGTAGGACATATCCAAGCGGGGTTCAACGCATTGGCAACTTTGCCGATTTGGTATCATGAGATTCTCATGGTAATTGTACTGGCCTCATTCGGTGTCAAAGCCGGTAAAGGTCTTATGGAAACATTAAGGAAATAATCATGCCATTAAAAATTGTAGTTGATGGAAAGACTAAAAAGACTATCCCACCAAAGAAAAAACAACCGCCTAAAAAAAACTACGATCCTAAAAAAGGCTCACCTAACGCAGTTAAGTCTATGTCTGCAAAAACTCAAGGCAGTGGTAAAGCAAAAGCGATGCCTAAAATTAAGAGTAAACCAAACTCAGCGGCAAAAGGTTTTTATATGAAACCTAAAACTAAAGTTACTAAAAGAGGTAAGTAAGATGCCATTAGCAATTAAAGTTGACGGTAAAACTGTAAAGACTTTACCTCCAAAAAAGAAACACCGTGATCCGGGTGCAGATGATCGTATGAAAAAGTTTGAATCTTCTTTGCGTCAAACAATGGAGAAGCCTGCTAAAAAGAAACCATCTGCGTGCGGCCAAGGTTCTTGTTCATCTGCAAACATTAGAAATTATAAGTAATGCCTCTGAAGAAAGGTTCTAGTCAAAAGACAATCTCTAGCAACATACGCACAGAGATCAAAGCAGGTAAACCGAGGAAACAAGCTGTGGCAATTGCAATGAAGAAAGCAGGTAAGTCAACATTCAAACCATGTAAGGGATGCCCGAGTCCTGCCGCTTGTAAGAAAGCAGGTAAGTGCAAGAAGAAGGGTAAGTAATGCCAACAAAGAAAGACTCACGCCTCGCAAGAGCAGGTGTTAGTGGTTACAACAAACCAAAGCGTACTCCTAATCACCCTAAGAAGTCACACGTTGTAGTGGCTAAACAAGGTGATCAAGTAAAGACTATTCGGTTTGGTGAGCAAGGTGCTAAGACTGCAGGCAAGCCTAAAGCAGGTGAGTCTGAAGCAATGCGTAAGAAACGTGCATCATTTAAAGCTCGGCATGGACGCAACATTAGTAAAGGTAAAATGTCAGCGGCATACTGGGCTGATAAAGTTAAGTGGTAGGGGTTGACATTTGCACAAAAGTGTGCTATAATATTAATCTCTTAAGTAGGAAACGCAAATGACGTATCTTGAAATAGTAAACAATATTCTCAGACGCTTGAGAGAACGTACTGTCTCTACAGTAAACGAGACTGCGTATTCTACTCTGATTGGTGTGTTGATCAATGACGCAAAAGAAGAGTGTGAAAACGCTTGGAACTGGTCAGCACTACGTACTACGTTGTCAGCAACCACTGTGTCTGGTACATTCAACTACGAACTCAACGGCACTAAGAATAGATTTAAAGTGTTGGATGTTGTGAATGACACAAGCAACTTCTTTATGACCTATCGTACTGCAAGTGAGTTTAATAACTGGTTCTTGAATCAAACTCCTGCGTATGGAACACCTAGGTACTACTCATTCAATGGTATCTCTAGTGATGGTGATACGCAAGTAGATTTATATCCTATTCCTAATGGTGCATTTAACTTACGCTTTAACGTAATCATGCCTCAAGCAGAATTGACAGCAGATAGTAACGTACTACTAATTCCTGAAAAGCCAGTGCAAATGCTTGCGTATGCTAAAGCAGTCGAAGAGCGTGGTGAGGATGGCGGTGCTTCTGCAAACTCTGCCTACGCCACAGCACAACGTGTACTGAACGATGCAATTGCATTTGATTCAGCTAAACATCCTGAAGAAATTATCTGGACAGTATAAATGGCTACTCCCTTACAGTCAGCTAGTATTGCCGCACCGGGCTTCTTTGGATTAAACACCCAAGAGTCTGGTATTACGCTTGAGTCTGGCTTTGCACTACAAGCTACCAACTGTGTGATTGATAAGTTTGGACGCTTAGGTGCTAGAAAAGGTTGGCAATTTCTTGATGAGTCTACTGGTGTTGGTCTTCAAGGTATGCATCGGTTTATTGACATTGATGCAACTGAATACTTTGGTGCGTGGTCAAATACAAACTTTTATATTTACTCTGCAGGTACGCTTAACGCTATTACCTACTCAGGATCACAGTCAATTACTGAAGGTAACTGGCAAGCTGTTACATTAAACGATGCGGCGTACTTGTTCCAAAAGAACTATGAGCCATTGTACTTTGATACGGTTACTGGAACTATCTTAGATATCTCTGCATCTCCTTCAGCATCTGGTACACCGATTGAAGGTAACTGTGCATTGTCTGCGTATGGTCGAGTATGGACAGCAGATACAGCAACGAACACTACCACAGTTTACTGGACTGACTTGCTTGATCCTACTCGTTGGAACTCAGGCACAGCAGGTAGCTTAGATCTGTCAAGTATTCTTGTCAATGGTAATGACGAGATTATTGCATTAGGAGCGCACAACGGTTTCTTAATTATCTTCTGTAAGAACAACATTATTATCTTTGGCGACAGTGATACTGCTCAAACTTACCTTGACCCTACGACACTGCAACTGGTAGAAGTTATTAACGGTGTTGGTTGTATTGCAAGAGACAGCTTACAGAACACAGGTACAGATATTTTATTCTTGTCTGACTCAGGTTTGATGTCGTTAGGCCGAGTCATTCAAGAGAAGTCAACACCAATGCGTGACTTGTCAAAGAACGTGCGTGATGATCTTGTGCAGTTAATTGAATCTGAGACACCTGCTAATATTAAATCTACATACTCAGCAACAAACGCATTTTATTTACTTGCGTTTCCAACAACTAAACAAGTGTATTGTTTTGATATGCGTGCGCCATTAGAAGATGGATCGGCTCGTGTAACCATCTGGAACAACATGGAGTTTACTGAATGGCTTGGATTTGACGGTGAAATATACATGACTCATGCGGATGGGCTTGCTAGATATGCCGGATACCAAGACAATGGTCAGTCATATCGTATGGTGTACTTTACAAACTACTTTGATCTTGGTGCGGCATCGCAAACAAAGATACTCAAACGTCTGTCTATGACTGTCATTGGAGCCACAGGACAGGACTTTGTTGTTAAGTCAGGGTTCGACTACAGTGACCAGTACAACTCCTATCCACTAACAGTACGTACAGGTACAGTGTATGAGTATAACGTAGCTGAGTACAACATTGGTGAATACTCAGGCGGTACATTGGTTGACACAGTACGTGCTCCAGGATCTGGCAGTGGATCAGTATTACAATTAGGATTTGAAGCAGACCTTAACGGTGGTGCTTTGTCAATACAAAAGATGGATGTCTATGTTAAACAAGGTAGGACAATCTAATGAGTGCATATACTAAATCAACAGACTTTGCTTCTAAAGATGCATTGCTTACAGGTAACCCACTTAAGGTTGTCAAGGGTACAGAGATTGACGATGAGTTCAATGCAATTCAAACAGCAGTTAACTCTAAGGCAGACACTAACTCTCCTGCACTCTCTGGCACACCTACGGCCCCTACAGCTTCTGCAGGAACATCAACAACACAGATTGCAACAACAGCATTTGTTGATAATACTTATGCTCCTATTGCATCACCTACGTTGACGGGTACACCCTTAGCTCCAACAGCTACAGCAGGTACAGATACAACACAGATTGCTACCACTGCTTTTGTTACTGCCGCTGTTGATGCTATTCCAGACCTAGAGTATGCATCTCAAACAACCAAAGGTGGTGCAAGAATTTATATTTCTGGTGGTGATCTTTACATTTACACTCAGGACTAATCATGGCTATTGTCGTAAACGGTGCAGTATTAGATTGGTATCAAGAAGCAGTATATCTTAACGGTACTGCGGTAAGTACGCCTAATTCACCGGGAGATGTTTATTTTAACGGTACTCGTGTGTTTGGTCTGACCAGTCCTGCATTTAGCTCAGAGACTACACTGACTACATTAAACCTTGCTCCTGATTCTTCTGATATTGAAAACTGGGTATCTGGATTAACAACAGAAATTACAGATGCGTTTCATTCACACAGCTATGCTCAAGGGCCGGGGACAGATACAATCTATAGAATGTATTTAAAAGAAGGCTACCGATGGGTTACAGGTGATGGAACATTTGTAGGTAGCGCAAGCCCCGGAACTCAAGTTGATGCATACTCCGGTAAATCTGTCACAGGGTTTAATACATCACATAACGGTGGAGTAAGCGGCACACTACGTAGAGACGATGGCGTTTGATAAAAACACCAGTAGCAATACAACCTGCATACACGATTTACTTTGAACGGTTTGCAGATAGAACTTGGACTCACGCAGATGTACACAAGTGGACACCAAGTATTAAGAAAGAATTTAAACAAGTACATGGACTTTTACAGATGATGCATGGACAACCGTTTTTTTGTTTGACTGACAACCCCAAGTTGGAGAAGTTCGTGCAGTCTATTGGTTATAAATATATACAAACATTGTCATGTGATGACGGAATAGATAGACCTATGTGGAGATATACAAATGGGTAGCGCAGTAGGCTCAATTGCAGGGTCAGCTTTAGGAGGCATGGTCGGCGGCCCAATGGGAGCGCAACTAGGTGGTTCAATTGGTGGTAGTTTATTTGGCGGAGGCGGCGGAGGCGGCGTTGGCGGTGGCATGGGTATGTCTCGTGAAGCTATTGCTGAAGCTAAACGGCGAGCAGATCAAACATACTTTAAACCATACACTGTAACATCTGCAACTGGGTCTACATCGTATGATCCTAGTAGTGGTTACCAGACAACCCTCAGTGCTCCATATCAGCAAATTATGGGTACAGCCCTTGGTGGTGCAGGTGATATGTTTGCACGGGCGGCGGCGTTTGATCCATCAGCGAGAGCCGCTGAAGTGTATGGAGAACAAGCGGCGTTACTACAACCACAGTTTGAACAACAGGCTACAGCATTACAGTCACGGTTATTTGGCGGTGGACGTTTAGGTCTCCGACTTGCGGGTGAAGGTGCAGGTTTAGGAGCAGGCTCTGGTATGGTACAGCCTGATGCGTTAGGACTTGGACAAGCACAGCAACAAACTCTTGCACAGCTTGCGGCTAATGCACGTACTCAAGCATTTGGTGAGCAGGCACAGCTTGGTCAGTTTGCTCAAGGATTACTTGGTGCAGGTACACAGATTAGCGAGCTTGAAAGATTACTTATGTCTCAAGGACTGGACGCAGAAACTGCACGCTCTAACGCGGCGGCGATGGCGGGTAAACTTGCAACAGGTCAATTCTCTGATGCGGTCTCAGCACAGAATCGAGCACAACAGAACCAACAGAATCTTATTAGTGGCATTGCCGGAGGTTTCTCAGGAGGCTTTGGTACAGCAAGTGGTGGTTTTGGTAGTGGCTTAACTAATAAAATTGGAACAGCAAGAGGATTGTTTGCGAACTACAATGATCCATACAAAGTAGGCGGAACATTCGGAGACTAACATGGCACAAACACGTAATCAAGTATTATCATTATTCGGTATGTCTCCTGATCAAATTATGCAACAGGAGCAAGAAGCTCGACGTAAAGAAATTGCCGCAATTGAAGATCCTTATCGCCGTTCAGGTATGCAAATGGGTCAGCAAATTGAAGGTATGTTTGGAGGAGGTGCTGAATCTCCTGACGTTACAAGAGCGCGTCAACTTCAAGCTACATTACAAAATGTTAACATGAGTGACCCTGATCAAATGACAGCGGCGGCACAGGTATTACACCAAGCAGGGTTTTCTAATGAAGCATTACAATTGTTAGCTCGTGCAGATGACTTCCGTACTACTGCTCAAACTCGTGAAACATCAGCGGCACAACAAGCCCAACTAGAAACTCAAGCAGGTCAAGTACAAGTCCCAATCTTAACAATGAAGACTACTGTAAATCTAGATGGGTCAACAAGTACCACGCCTACAGTTTCTAATGTGTACGTGCCAAAAGAACAACGACAAGAATATCTTGACAGATTTAATCAAGCTATGCAAGGCGGTGGTGCAACTGACGACACTAATCAACCACAACCAGACGCTATTGTAACAACTAAAACTGGAGCAAGAGTAGGTCTTTACGGGGATAAATATTATTTCTTGACAGATGATAATAAGCAAGCCGGATTAGTCCCTGACATTGAAGAGTTAGGCGGAGTTGCAAGTTCTGAAACTGAAGCAGAAAAAAAACCAAAGGGTGAAGTTAAACCTCGACCTCCAAGTCCTGCTTATGGTGGCAAAACTAAAAAGCAAGATGAATGGGATAAACAGTATGGAGAAACTTATAATCCTGACGGAACTCGAAAAGGAAATCAAGATCCAAACGCAGGTTACACCTTTGATATGGGATAATGTCCAATGACAATTACTGTTGATCATCCAGTCCTAGGTAAAGTTAAATTTCCTGACACTGCAACGCCTGAGCAGATTAACAATACCCTGCTAAAACTTGGTACTGATCTTTTACCTGAAGGTTCATCAGGTGAAGTATTCTTTAATCAAATGGGTGAGGGGCTTGAGTCTTCTATTGAAGGTCTCTCTAATATTACTGGTTTAGGATTCTATGAAGACTCATATGAAGATGAGTTTAGAAGTAGAGTACAACTAGAGCAGTCTCCTATTGCAGGTTACGGCGGTAACTTCATTGGTAATATGCTTGATCCTGTTACTCTTCCTGCGGCATTCTTAAAACCTATTGCATTTGGTAGTAAAGTCCTTACTGGTATAGGTAGAGGTGGCGCGGCAGGTGCGGCAGGTGGTCTTGTTGAGCCAGTGTTTGAAGAGTTTGGTGATAGTCGTCTGTTAAACACTACAGTTGGTGGTGTCTTTGGAGGCGCATTAGGTGGTGCATTATCTAAGTTTATTGCCCGCGATATCAAAGTTCCGACAAAGCAAGACACTGAGAAAGGCGTAGATGCTGCACTTGAAGATGCGGCAGAGGCGGTAGATCCTCCTGTTAAAGTTGCAGATGATGAAGTCATTACTCCTGCGGCTACACCTACACAAAGAGTAGAGTCTGAACTTGTTACTCAAGCACAAAGAGGACTGAGTCCTGTTGCAAAAGAAACAAGGGATGAGTATCGTGCATTAGTCCAAGCGGCTAAGGATGCTAAGGCTAAAGTCACACAAGCAGAAGCAGATCTAGCTCGTGCTAAGAATAATGAAAGCCTACGTTTGCGAGCACAACAGAAACTTGATGCTATCAAGAAAGACGCAGATAAAATCACAAAGCGTTTGGATGATGTTAAAGCAGGTAACAAAGCACAAGCAAACCTCAATGCATTACGCCGTGGGGTTATTGACCAACTCAGTCCTGATGTACGTATTAAGTATAATCAAGCCAGAGCAGAAGAAGCAGGTGCTGTTAAAGTTGCAGATGATGTAACAGTTGAACAACCTACTCCTGTCACAGAAGCACCAGTTACTCCACGTCAAGCACCTCCAACAGATGAAGCAGAAGAGTTTGCTCCGTTACGTATGGGTACTGAGGCGCGTGAGTCTGCAGGTTCTGCAGGTGTACGTCCTGAACAGCAGTTTGCACAGCAGGTTGCTGAGGGTGTGAATGAAGAAGAGATGGTTGCTACTGCATGGTCTCTTAAGAACAAACAGCCTGCGGGATCAAAAGGTTTTGATGAAACTGATGCTGATCTAAGGCGTGCGGCAGGACGAGAGAGTGCGGCTGAGGTACGGCTACGTGATCTCATGGGTCACAAGTTTGGTTCATACACATTCAAAGATAACCCTGAACTAGAAATAGAAGCACGTCAATTAATCGGAGAAGACTACGATAGTATTGTTGAATGGTTGATGGATTCTGCTCGCAAAGGACGGGTGTTCAATGCACAAGAACAACGAATCTTAGAACCACTGAGGGCGGAAGCAGAGCAACGTATACGTGCCACATATAAGGCAATGAGAGAAATGCGTAGACAAGGCTCATTCAGGACTAACAAGTGGACGCAAGAAGAGTATGACTCAGTTATGGAACTACAGTTCTACTCTTACATTGCTGATGCAATTGATACCAATGGTACTCGTGCATCCCATGCGTTAAAAGAAATTCAAAACATCAAGATGAAGCGAAAGCAAAATGCCGGTAAGATTAAAGCAGGCAAACCAATTGATGATATCTTTGGAGTTAAGTGTTAATGGCAAAGCCAATCATTATTGAAGTAGCGGATGCGTGTAATACAAATGTTAATTCGGCTTTAGATTTAATTGACAATACAGATACGTTACTGAGCGAGAAAGCGTTAGGTGTTGCTATTCGCAAAGGGCTGAACAAGGCTACTCAGCCTACACGATTTAGGGATATGTTTCTTGAAGGCGTAATCAACGGTTACCTTTCAGGCTTTGGTACTCCTATTGCAAACGCTATCTCTATTGGTGTTCAAAACTTTACAGCACCAACTCTTGAAGCTATTGGTGCATTGACTGATACGTTGCGTGTAACTAACAGAGCACGTAATGCGGCAGGAGAATTACTTAAACCTAATCGTGAACTACGTGATGCTGTTGCTATGTTTGAAGCGGCAATGGAGGGGTTTGGTGCGGACATTATGTTCCTCAAGCAAGGATGGAAGAGTGGTTATCCTCTTGATGTAAACAGGTCATCTGCATCTCTTGCACGTCAACTAGGTGTCAGTACAGCAGAAGCGCGTAAGGTAATTATCAAAGAGATTGCCGCAACTAAAGCGGCAAAAGCATTTGCTGAACCAGACAACACATCCACAATGGATCAATTAACTAAAGGCTTCACTGCTCAAATGCAGAAGGAAGGGTTAAACCCTACTGAGTTTGAAGCGTATATGGATGAAGCCTATGATTATATCTCAGGTCATATTCCATCTAAGTTTGGTGGCAAGATTATCCGTTGGCCTACTCGCGCAACAGTTGCAATTGATGAGTATGGTAAGGCACGTTTTCGTAGACAGAAGATTGCACAGATGGCATCTGTCAAGGCGCGTGAGGATGAAGCAAAAGGACTTGGATCATACCGTGATCTGTATAACCAGTATCGTAAGGACTCATTGAGATCAGTCGATGAAGTTAAGGCTGATGAGATTGAAGAAGTCTTTGGCCGCATGAAGATGGATATTGGTAAAGTCTTTGGTCAATCAGATGATGACATGACTCCATACGGTAGCATCAAAGAGTTTGCATTACGTCAGACGTTTCAGTCTCCCTTGTTCGGTGCGGCTAAAGCGGCACAGGATATTAGACGTGACCATGCATTCGTTGCTTACTTTGTACCGTTCATTAAGACACCATGGAACATCCTAAAAGAAGGTACATCATTTGTTCCTGGGCTAGGTTACGCATTACGTCCTGCTTATTTGAAGGGTGCAGTGCCTGTCAAGATGTCTAATGATGAGCTTATTCCTAGACAGATTCTAGGGGCTACAATGTTTGCAGGAGTCGGTGCTATGTTTGCTAGTGGTAATATCACTGGCTCTCCTAGAAATGCAGATGAAGCGCAAGCATGGAAGGATCAAGGCATTCAACCTTTCTCAATTAAGATAGGGGATAGTTGGGTTTCGTATCAGCGGATTGAACCTATCGCTACAGTGCTTGGTCTTGCGGCTGACTTGTTACGTCTAACCGATGAGTATGTTCAGAACCCTGATCTTGATGCGTCATTCTTGGATGAAGCGGCAAAGCCTACACTTGTAGCAATCAAGGCAAACATCTTAAGTAAGTCATTCATGGAAGGGTTCTCAAATATCCTTGAGGTTATGTCAGACCCTGCTCGATATGCTGAATCATTCATGGCATCTACATTACGTCCACTGTCTCCTGCAGTATTAAACATGGTTGCCCGCGCAACTGATCCATATGAACGTCTTGCAACAACACCCGTCGAGAAGTTACAACAACGCTTCCCGTTCCTGCGTCAAGACTTACCAGTGGAGTACGGTGCAATTGGAGGTCCGCGTGAGACTAACTTTACACAGGCAGTTACTGGCTTTGGGATTACATCAGGGCCAGAGACAATGCTACAACAAGAGCTTGCTGATCTGAACTATACAAAGGGGCGTGTAGGAGATACCATTATGCGCGTTGGTTTAACAACAGCACAGCTTGGTGAGTTCCGTATGATGTCTGCTGAGATGCTGACTCCTATACTAGATCGCTTTATTAACTCAGCGACATACAGGAATGCAACTAATTCTAGACGTAAGGTACTACTTGATAAGATTACAGGACAAGTGCAGAACGCAGTGCGTAGGAAATACTTTGCACAGTTGCGGAAGCAAGACCCAGAGGTTGCACGTAAGTTCTACAATCAGGAGATCTTGAAGAGAGGACTAGAGGAACAAGTACCACTCCGCTAGGTTAACTTGGTTAACCTCTAAAAAGAACCCCGCCGAAGCGGGGCAAGTTCCACTGGAGGGTGGTTCAGTCGTCAACAAGTCCGTAGACACTGCCGACCATAATCTTTACAAAAGGTATATTGAAGATGTATCCATCAAAGAAGTAGATAGTTGCGTCTTCTTCTGATTCTCCATGCTGACGACCGTACACAGGCTGTGCTTCCACAGACTCAACAGACAGTCCAAAGACGTGCCAAAAACTAAACTGTACTACCATCCCCAATCATCTCCATCTAATCCATGTGCATTGTAATCAGTCACTCGCTTCTCAAAGAAGTTACTCATAGAGCTACCTCCAAGAATCTCCTCCATCCACGGTAGAGGGTTCTCCTTAACCTTCCAGTTTGTCTTGAGACCAAGTTGCAGTAGTCGTCTGTCTGCGAGATAACGAATGTACTGCTTGACATCTGCCGACGACAGACCTTCCAAGTCACCCATCTCATACGCAAGATCAATAACCTTGTCTTCAAGTTTGACTGCAGTACGGAACATCTCGTAGATATCTTTCTTGAAATCGTCGTTAACGATTCGTGGATGTTCATTACAATACTCCCTGAATAACTTAGCCATCCCCTCTGCGTGTTGTGACTCATCACGTACTGACCACTCAACAACAGTACACATACCCGGCATCTTACCATAGCGTTGATAGTTAAGTAGCATCGCAAATGCTGAGAACAAACTCATACCTTCATTCAACACTGAGCGTGCAATTGCAAGGGCTGTACCGCTTATAGAAGTTACGTCTAATCCGGACATGAACTCCAGTTTTGCAGACATTTGCTCATACTCTAAGAACGCTGTGAACTCCTCTTCCGGAAGTCCGAGAGTGTCATTGAGTAAGGCATATGCTCGTTGATGGATGAACTCACGAGAAGCAAAGGCTGTGAGCATGGCTCTAATCTCATTGTTCTTGAACTTGGGAATATAATACTCAAGATAGTTTGTTCCAACCGCCACGTCTGTCTGCGTAAATAACCGCAAGATCTGGGTGATATGGTTCTTCTCGCTCTCCGATAGTGCGCCTGACTTCCAGTGTGATACATCTGTTTGTAACTCTAACTCATCCTCAATCCAGTGGATACGCTCATGCTCTGTGGCATACGTAACAGCCCAAGGGTAGTTGAATGGTTTATAACTTTTGCTCTGTTCCTGCAAGCTCATATAGTTGTCTCTCCAGTGTGTCCAGTTTATTGGACAAGTCTATGATTGTGTCGTATGCGTCATTTAATAATTGTTTATTGAAAGGGTCTATGTCTTTGACCAGTTCAATTCTCTCTAGTATATTGGTTTGCATAGTCCCCTATCCCTGACAACTCACACAGACATCATCGTCTTCAAAGTCTTTCAACGCATTACGGTCCACTTTAGTCCCAACCTTCTCCGCTGTAACACCTGCAGTCGTGCGTAAATAATATAATCCTTTAAGCCCTTCCTTCCACGCCTTGAGGTGTACCTGATTGACAATAGCCTTGTCAGTACCCGATGGAAAGAACACGTTAACACTCTGCCCTTGACATATAAACTCTTGTCTTTTAGCTGAGTGTTCGACAACCCACCCCTGATCGAGTTCAAATGCTGTCTTAAATGTAGCCTTCTCGTCGTCGGATAGGAACTCCAAGTGCTGTACAGAGCCTTCATTCTCAAGAATACTTTGCCATATCTTCTTGGTGTTCTTTCCTTTGTCATCTAAAAGTTCCTCCAAGTACGGATTGCGAACAGTATGACTCCCGGCACGAGTACGATGGACAAAGCAGTTGCTAAGACGTGGTTCAATGCTAGCAGAGCACCCACATAGGATACTAGAATTAGCGTTAGGAGCAATAGCCAACAGATGCATATTTCTAATACCATAACCCACCCCATCAGGACACTCACCACGTCCCACAGCGAGCGAGTACGTGGCCTCAAGTGCTTGGGATTTGATGTCCTTGAAGAGGTTGTAGTTTTCACTCGCCGCTTGCCATGACTCCCAAGCTATGCCTTTGCCTTGGAGGTAGCCGTGGAAGCCCATTGCTCCAAGACCGACTGAGCGTTCTCTGTAAGCTGAGTAGACAGCTTTTGATAGTTCTTCTGGTGCGTTGTCAATAAAGAATTGAAGGACGTTGTCCAAGAATCTGATAAGGTCTCCAACCATGCCGCTTGATTTCCAGTCATCGTATCGCTCAAGGTTGACTGAGGAGAGGCAACAGACTGCTGTGCGTTCTTCACTTGTTGCGAGATGGATTTCGTTGCAGAGGTTACTGCCATTAATTGACAGTCCAAGTTTTCTTTGAGCTTCCGGTAAACCTCTTCTGGCTGTGTCGATAAAGTTAAGGTAAGGACTGCCAGTTCTGAAGCGAGCTTCAAGTATTCGTTGCCAAAGTTTACGAGCTTGGATTGTATCTCTAACAATTCCTGTGTTGGGATCAACAAGGTTCCATTCTGTTCCATTGATTACACACTCCATAAAATCATCTGTGATATTCACAGCATTAAAAAGATTAAAACATTTGCGGTTGATGTCACCACCAGTCGCTACTTTAAAGTTGATGAACTCCTCGATATCAGGATGGCTTACGTCTAGGTACGCCGCGTAGCTTCCCTTCCGTGTCTTCCCCTGTTTGTACGCTGTCATCTGTGCGTCCACTACTTTCATGAACGGTATCGGTCCCGGTGCTTTGTCGGAGATCCCTCTCACGTCTGACCAATGCCCACCCACACCTCCGCCCTTTACGGAAAGCCATGCTACTTCACCATTGTGTTCAATAAGGCTGTCAAGAGAGTCAGCCACATAAGTAAGGAAGCAACTAATAGGCAAGCCACTAATCCTTCCGTTCGGTTCTGGGGCATTAGATAAGACAGGCGACGCAAACATGAACCAACCCTTTGAGGCATAGTCATAAATACGTTGTGCCAAATCCAGATCCCCATCGCAGTAAGCCACTGCCGCGCGAGCAAACGCCTGCTGAGGAGACTGCTCATGAGCAAGCATATAGTAATCTTGCATGAGCGTAGTCGCTTGGTCACTGAGGCGAAAGTCTCTTTCATAGTCAATCGTTATCCCAAGGTGTTGAGTCATCGAAATCATTCTCCAGTGTATCTTGTTTTTGTTCAATCAGGTCAGAGAACCTGTCAACCAAATCTTCAGAGGTGAGTTCTAATGTTTCCATCAGAGTCACCTCATCCAACTGCTTGAGTTTATCTTTAATATCTTCAAGCGTAAGCATCTATTTTACCACACTTCTATGAGTTTGTCAAGGTAATGTTTGCACTTTTGTAAGTCTAACACGCCACCTTTATCCTGAAAGCGAGCAATGTATTTGATCACATTACCAATTAGGAAACCTTTGAACTGCTCTTCAGTCATCCATTCCTGCATAGCATCCCAAGGCTGTACCTTCTTGTCGGTGTAGTGTGTGCCACCAAGCTGATAGTTCCTAGCCATCTCATTTAAGTCAGGCATAACGCTCCCTCAAATAATTGATAGACACTGGCATCTCATCGAACGTACCTTCCATTACCTCATGTAACATCCAGATACCAGACCATGATCCATTAGTCTGCGGGTTCAGATACTCTTCATCATGTTGATAATAGATACCTGCAAACAGACCAGTGATTCGTTTACCATCAGCGCGTCGAGCGTAAGAGATACTACGATCCTGTACGTGACCCATCACACATGACATATGTTGCTTATTGATTAGTGCATTAGAAGAACTTACTGGTCTTCCCATAACACCACTAACAAAATAATGGCTGTAACAGACACCATCAATAACCACAGGTTGTAAGAAATCATACACTTCCCATCCCATCTCTGTCAAGTACAGATCATCAAAGGACATGAGACCTTCTAGCTTAGGGTCTGCATTGATAGCGCGAGCAATACGATACTCATGGTTACCTAATGTAAATACTAAGCGAGGGTTCCACTGCTTGTCTTTGTTACGCTTGAGTCTATCTTGTTCCTTACGAATAGGATCAAGGAACTCTTGCATTGCCTCGACACCTGCATTGATGTCATTGATGTATCGCCTACCTTCAAACGATTTCTTACCGACATCATAGGTAGATAGACTAGGCATATCAAAATGATCACCGATGTGTACGATTACATCAGGCTTCTTCTCTACGGCATATTCTCCTGCCCAACGCAGATGGCTAGTCGGATGATCCGGCTTCACTTGCGTGTCAGGTATGACCATATGTTTCATATCAGTCTCCTGTGGTTAACTTGGTTAACCTCAACAATTCAAAAAAGTGTTCGGCATCTAAGACTGCGAGAGGTCTTCGTCTGTTTTCTTTAACGATGACAAGTGGCTGTGCATCACCTCGATTGTTGCACTGGTCAACAAAACGATAGACTCCAACTCTCGCAAGGCTTTTGCATTCGACATCATACGTGAAAGACTTGCGAGCCAGAGGGCTAAGTTGAACATCACTGCCACTAACACCCATACTGGTTGATCTAACATCATCACTCTCCAGATGCGGGAACGTCTGTAGTATCTGTTCCGCTGTCCATTGTTGTAGTTTCCTTCCCTTTGCTTTCGCGCTCTGTGTCTTCACTTGGCGGCTCCCATTGCTCTCCTTGTTGACGCTGAAGGTACAGTAGTTTTCCATTCTCTACTGCACGTTCAACACTACCTAATTGCTCAACGCAAGTATCAAACATTTCTTTTTCACTCAGTCCATTGAGTAACTTGTAAGCCTTCTTAGGCCCAATACCTTTGACACCCATGATGTTATCAATGCGGTCTCCAACAAGGAACTGCATATAGAAGTTGAGTAATCCCTGCTCATGCGTGATGTAGTACCTGTCTTTCTTAACAAAGTTGTAGTGCCATCCCTGCACCTGATCAAAGTCTTTGTCAAGAGAAACAATGATAGAGTCGTCACCATGTGAGGTTGCCGCAATAGCGATCTCATCATCAGCTTCACACCCATCAGATACTACACCATTCCATGATAGCTCAAGGTACTCACGCAACAGTGCATGATGCGTAGGCTTTTCACCTTTGCGGTTTCCCTTGTATGGGGCGGTGACTGCAACATCAAATCGGAAGTTGGTCTTACCAGTTAGGTAAGTCTGCCAGTCTGATACGTTTATCTCAAACATCAACATCTCCTCCAAGAAGGAGGCCATCGTCCTGATAGCCACACTCTCAGATTCTTCGTTGGTTGCAAACCCAATGCGGTAGCAAAGGATGTCACCGTCAATCAGCGCAATCACAGGGTGTCTTCTTCTACCGTCACGTCTGCCTTAGTTTCTTCAGGCACATACTGATTCAACTCAGTGACCATGAGCTTGACGATACCAAGAGAGATACCAGTCTGTCCTGTTGGAGACTTCCAAGAGTAAGGCTTCGCCATGATAGTCGCACGCGAACCATTACCAACAAGGACGTTACGGCTGATAGCTTCACCGTTCTTGTCGTATGGAGTGATCTCATACTTAGACTTGCAGGTTACAAAGAACCCACGCTCATCGTCTTTCGACTTGATCTGCACACCAGTCGTCTCGATCTGATCGATCTGATCTGTTGACAGGTTAGCCAAGTCTACCTGAAACTTTTGTGACAACTTGTTGACCTCGAAAAGGTTAGGCCAGAACAGTTCGACGTTGTCTAGTTTAATTAAGTTACTCATACTTTTCTCCTACGGAAGTGAGTCTATATATTATAGCACACAAATTAATGTGTGTCAAACCAAGTCTTACCAATTTTAGACTCGGCATCTACTGGGCATCGAAAGCCCAAGGTAAGCCCTGCTTGTGAGGCAGAGTCGCACATGATCTGTGCAACCTCTTCACCATACTTCTCCTCTGTTTCAATTTGAATTTCATCGTGTACAAATGCAACCTGTCGCACAGGTAAGCAAAGTCGCTTAAACTTTTGGTGTGCTTCAATACACCACTGCTTTGCAATGATAGCCCCACAACCTTGAAGGAGGCTGTTGAGTGCGGCGTGCTCAGATCTAACAATGATCCTTCTACCATCCAACCCCGGTACGTACCCTTTGCTCGCCACTTTCTTAACTTTTTCCATAAGTCTTGATAACGCAGGGGTGTTAGCATAAAAGCGCGACAAGACCTCTTGCCCCTGACGCGCACCTCCCCCGACAATACTACCAATCTTTGCGGGTCCCGCGCCGTAAAGGGTTGCATAGATGAGAGTCTTAGCCTGCGGTCTCGTAATGCCTGCGGCATCTGCGTTCTTCTGATGGATATCTCCATTCAATAACTCCTCTGTCCACTCATCATCCTGCATATAATGGGCAAGACATCTCAACTCGATCCCGCTTAAGTCCGTGCCGCATAAGACATGACCATCATCAACAGTCCACAGACCACGACACTCAGGTCCATACTCACTGTTGACACTGGGGATTTGTCCCATGTTTGGTTTTTGGTGGGTCATACGTCCAGTAACAGCACCATTAGTAATCACCCTACCATGTACCCTGCCGTCATCCTTGAGGTTATCAATCCATGACTCAAGCAAACCGACACGCTTCTGTATCATCAGGTACTCAGCGATCAACTGCGCTTCAGGCAGATCAATAGCCTTGAGTGTACCCTCATCAACTATGATAGTACCTTTCTCAGTCTTCTTAGTAAACTTAACACCACGCTCCTGAAGACGCTGTGCGATCTGTTGTCTTGACCCCACATTGAATACGGTAACCCCATCTTTGAGACGCTTGCCTGTCTTCTCTGACCAACGCTCTTCCACAATCGGAGGAAATATATTTTGCAAGTGATCAGTAATATAAGCCATTCGATCTTTAAGTTGAGCCAACAAAGTGATAGCTTCTTTCTCGTTGAGTTTGAATCCATTGTCCTCTTGCCTCTTCATAATAAAAGCGATGCTGTGTTCCAGATCAATAGACACACTGTAGTCTTCTAGTTCTTTGCACAATTGTTTGTACAACTTGACTGTTAAGTTCACGTCTTGAGAACAATACTCAACCATCTGTTCAGTAAGACCGCCATTGAAATCAGTGAAGTCCTGTTTGTAATCACCAAGACGTTCGCCCCATGCACGTAGACTATGGCCACCCTCCAGTTGTGGATTCCATAGCCTTGACATGACCAGAGTATCACGAACTTTGGAGAGGGGAATCTTTACTCCCCAAATCCGTGACAACACTGGCCCGTCAAACCCAATGATGTTGTGACCTACTACTACATCAGCCTTGTCCACTAGCTCTTGGACTTTCTGTGCGTTTGTGTATACAGATGTATAACTGTCGTAGTTACATCCACAGCACCAGATTCTGTCGTGCGTTAGGTTGGTCTCAATGTCGAGTACCAATACCTTCATCATAACTCCTCATCTTTTACCTCAGTCATTCTACCTGTTGCGTGAGTATAAAGCAAGCTACAAGCAGGACCAGTGATACCACAGAAACGATTCTTCAGTACCCGCACGCGAGTGGTATTACGCTCAGTGATATCCTCAGCCTGACCGTTACGCTCCAGACCAATCACCATGTCAGATAGCTGTGCGATAGAACCAGAGCCACGCAACTGTGCCAGTGATGTAGCTGTCCCTTCCTCATGTCCCTTACCTTCAGGACGCTTGAGGTGTGAGACACAGATAAGACATATACCTGTCTCTTGCACCAACATCCGGAGCTTGGTCATGATCTCATCTATCGCTTTACGTTCGTCACCACTGGCTTGAGCAGACACCACGATACTAATATGATCGAGAAATATATAACTACACCCCAATCCTTTAGCAAGATATCGGACACGATTAATAATGTTATCGACGCTAGTGCTACCGAAATGGTCAAAGAGATATATGCGATCAGTCCCAAGAGTTTTGCTAAAAGCATCACGCTTCTCCTCTTCAGTGGCATCTGAGTCTGGTAGATGCAGTGGTTGATTTGCCGCAAGCGACATGATAGACAGCGCAGACTTCCGCACTGACTCCTCTAAGAACATCAGACCTACGTTGTCCTCTGTCTTATTCAAGATGTGCCATACAATCTCTCGCACAAACTGTGACTTACCTAGTCCAGATCCTGCAGTGATAGTCACTAGCTCACCCTTACGTACACCATAGGTTAACTTGGTTAACCCTGCGAATGGGTAATCACAGTCCGATGGGGCAACAGGTTTCATTACCTCCTCAAGCAGAGTACCACCCGCAACAATACCATCAGGTACGTGCTGTTCAGAAGACCACCACTTGTCAGTGAACTCCTTCATCTTCTTGTTCTGAAGATAGTCGCACGCATCCTTCATACCATCGAGGTGCATAAAGACTTTGGCTTTACTACCAAAGATCTCTGCCGCCTGTGATGCCGCACGCTTGCCTGCATCGTCACCGTCAAAGCAGATCACGACGTTGTCAAAGGAATCTAACCACTCATACTGAGCGCGGATGTCTTTGGCGGCAGAGGCCGCACCGTTCCGTACCGAAACCACCGGATACTTAGACCCTAGCATTTGGTATGCCGCCATCGCATCGAACTCTCCCTCAACAATGGTGACGTACTTACCACCCTTGCTGAATAGATTCTGTCCGTACAGCACAGCACTCTTCCAGTCACCTGCGATTGAGAACTGCTTGTCCTCTGCACGTTCCTTCTGTGCCACGAGTTGACCACTCGCATTACAGTAGCCAAAGAATGTAGTGCCGTCAGCGACAGAGCACTTGTATGCCTTGGCGGTATCGCTACTGATACCACGGTCAATAATTGTACGATACCCTGCGTCTTGGAACTTAGACAGTTGAGTATCAGTCAGTTGTTTAGCTTCCACCTGTACCTCCCTATGGGTTGGTGTGTAATCGTCGCTCTGTGAGCCTGTGTATGCCTCGCAGACAAAGCAAAAGGATGAACCGTCATCGTTGTATGACAGCCCATCGCTTGAGCCACAGTCACTGCATGGTTGGTGCGTCTTGACAAATGGCACGCTCATTCTCCTTGTAGAAATCTGCCATCAATGATAGCGCATATGACTCCTTGTTGTCAGCGCAGTAGTCTGCAAGAGAAGTCAGCACTCGATGTAATCCATAACGATAAATCAAATCGCAAGTGTCAACAAGAACTTGATGTTGAATCATCTCTTCCATCGCAAGAGTAAAATCGTCAACAGGAATATTTAAATCTTTATACACTTCAGCACTCCTAAGTAGATGTAAGAGATAACTAAGATAATAATTATCTCTTGCATATGTCTTTAAAGTAATATTATATCACGAATCAGGACGAAAGTCTGCTTGAAAAAGATCATCATCATCTTCATGCATTAGATCCATTCGCTCGACAGCCTTTACCTCATCCTTAACAAAGGTATAACAATGATTGCATAAGTCTATGAATTCATTGGTCTCAGCACTCTTGCGTGTGGACTCAAAGTCTGTCAGTTCTACGTTACACGATAGGCATCTCACAACTGTGCGCTCCTTATTAAGTACAGTAAGATGACTAGTATAACACACCCGAATAAAAATCTCAAACGTGACTCCACGCCCCATCACGGGCATTGACAATTTCCCACACACGTTGCTTGCTGATGCCAAACTTCTCACCGATAGCCCGCTGAGATAGGCTGTCAAGTTTTTCTTTGGCGCGTATGCGCTCTTGATTCAACTCAAGAATCAATCGAACATCGCTCTCATCAATCTTTGCGTTGTGATGCTTCGATCCGCGTGGTGCATAAGGACGATCTGTATCATAATTAGCCATTGTGTTCTACCTTGTATATACAAAAAAAATACGAGGTTAACTTGGTTAACCCCGCGAGTGTTATTCGTAACTTACCTCTTCCATTTTCATTGATGGTCCTTCATCCACAACATAACGCCAGATCTCTCTGTCTGTTCCACACATCCACTTGACTTCCTCGATGAACCCTTGTGGCAAACTCTGGCTGTAGTCTTCCAACTCAACAGACTGCAAGTGCCATGAGTCAGGGATATCATAACCCTTCTCAAACTTCCACACGACATTGAGACAGAACTCATTGTCCTCTGGGTCATACCACCAATGAGTACCGTAATACTCATGACCATCTTTGTATAAGCTAGTTGACATACATCACCCCATACATTCTACCTACTTCATCACGGGTCATAAACTTGTGGTCAATGTCCGCAACATCCTCTGCATCAAGCCATGCATCCTTGGAGTTACCTCCCGCATCAATACCAAGGAACAACACACGACCTGCATACGGATCAGGGTATATATCAGGGGCATACCAGAACTCAGACTCCTCATGTAACCCATTGTCATTGACATAGATTGCATCACCGCCCTCATCATAACCACCACTGCAGAAGATATCACACTGCAAATGCTTACTGATATCTGTGTAGTCATTCACTTCTACATTCTCAATCGTCTTGAGATATGGATCTACTAATACTGCTTTCATTACTTCACCTCTGCTATCAAACCGTCACTCATTGTGACCTGTGCAAAAAACTCACGACCTTTGTTAGTCGTAAGCTGTGGTCTGTTAGAGCCTGTCAACACACCATTAGGTCTGTACTCTGGACCAAAGTAGGATGTCTCAGTGTAGTTAAGACGCTGACCAATATGCTCACGCATTTCTTTCTTGCTACTGTAATTGAATATCATCATGGTTATGTACCTATATGTCATACACTTTTAAAGACAAGCAGTTTTACATCATGCTCAGGATGGGAGGATTAACCGATCAGCGCGGCAACGTGCATCTGAGATACTTCATTGCCATCTGCAAAACGCCCACGGTTACATGGCTTGTAAACTAATTGCTCACACCATGAGTCCCACAGTTTCTCTGTACTACGATTGACCTTGCACAGGCTGACGTAGTTCATCAGCTTAGCAAACTTAGTCTGCGGCTTGGTGATGTCAGAGAATGTAAAGTCTTTGGGATCTACCTTGCGGAATCGTCGCAAGTTATGCACATCAAAACAACCAACACGACCGAACATCATCTGCATGACAAAGCCTGCCTTGACAGCGCGGAGTCCAGGCACTTCGACAAGACGCAACAACATCGCCGCATCTTTCTGATCCTGAGTACCACCAAACTCTTTCTTCGGTGACATCCACAACTGCATGAGATCATCATACAATTCCTTGCCGTGTTCTTGCAGATAATTGTGAGTGTCAATCTTGAATCCCCACACATACTTAGAGTTAACTTGGTTAACCCTGTAGTCGTCCATCTGACGCTTCATCGTATGGAATGGTGTCTTCACAGACAGCACAACAAACATAATACCCATGCTCATTTGCTCATGGTTCTCTTGCATATACGCATTGATAATTGGATTATGATTCTTGAACATTATTTTAACCCTCTCAAGAAATTAGAAATAACTTGGGACAGCAAATGCGCCGCCCCAATAAAGGCCAACAGGCCAAGCCACAGTACAAAGAACTCCATCAGTCTTGAAACTCCGGAGTGTCTATCCCTTCATATGCTTCCATGATCTGACGACAATGAGTGTGAAAGAACTCTTGCATTCTTGTCTCAAGATCACGAGCTTGATCATACGATAACTCACGCGCAACATGACGTATCGCCCAATAAGCACCACCAATCTTGCAACTCACGCGAGGCTCGAAAGTCTTCGGTTCGTTGTAAGCCACAGCATATTTATCAACGTCTTCAGGTCTTGTAATATCCTCAACAACTTCGCTGATGAACGCACCAAGTAATGTTTTAACTGTAATCATTTTGCAACCCTCCACAGGTTAACCAAGTTAACTTCACAGCCGGAATGCATACTGTCGCCCGACTGTGTAAGCACAGTATAACACAGCAGACCCAGTAAATCCGGCGTAAAAAAATTTATTTTAGACAAAGAAAAAGGGGCTTTCGCCCCTCTCTCGATTATGCCGCTTTCGGTGCGGCGGTCAGTTCCTTGAATGCTTTCTGGATATCGGCTTGGCTGTATCCCTCCTCGAATGCTTTCTCGATCAGTGCATTCATCTTCTCGCCGAGATCCCATTTCTTTGGTTGCGCCTCATCCCCTTCGGCTTCGCGGCAGAGTCCGGCCAGTGCGTTGATATTGGTGGCGCCCTTGAATTCTTGAACGACCATTGTCTTACCTTCGCCATTTCCCCATAGTTCGGGTTGCTCCTGTTGCTTTTTGCGGATGCCTAGTGCAAAATCTAGGATGCATTTTCTCGCTGATTTCAGCGCCTTGATGCTTTTCTTATCCCGTCCGGACGCGAGTAACATGGAATCAAAATCAGCGCAATAGGCCTTAATGATATCTTTGTCGAGGTTAACCGAGTTAACCATGTCAATCATGTTATCCACTTGCTTACCATCAGTAGAGTTTACAATCAACTCCACATCAGTATTCAAGAACTTCGCGTAAGACGCACCTTTCCCATCGAATTGAATCGCTTCGTTTTTAGTAGTCATGAGACCCTCCAGTCTATATATTTACTATTTAATTTATGATCATTTGTTATTGACCATATGTACATATTACCAGAGTCAGGGTAGATAGCAAGCAATTGTTAACCGAGTTAACCTTGTATATTTCTATCGATATGGCTGGGGTGATAGTTTAATACTATGGGGAGGCTATAGCGGGTACTTATCAGACCCTCACATTCAATAGTCTGGGGCAATGATTGCGTTATCTAGCAAGAACTATGCCAACTTTTCCATGCAAGAGGCGTGCCAACTATGGAGGGGCGGGGGAGGCGCACAACAGTACGTCGAATATAGTGTACCTGCTTAGACACAATAAAGGGTGAAATTAGGATTTAAATAAGAATGGTTCGCATTTGCGTAAAAGAGCTATAAGTATATTGTTATTAATAGTAAAAATCAATCGCGCACTGCGGAGAACAGTCTACTGAAACCCGCTGAGTAAAGGGAATCTGTACTGATCTTTAAAAAGAGCTTGACATTTACTAAAAAGTATGCTACAATATTAGCACTAAAGAGATACGCAAGAGACATATGCAAAAGAATTAATATTTAAAAGTAATAATCTCTTGCGATAAACTACATAGAGTACAGAATGACTGAGAATACTCAACCTAAAAAGCGTGGAAGACCCAAGAAGAGTCTTGTTGAATCCAAGAAGCCGGGCAATCGCGGTGTTAGAGGAAGACCTCCCGGCGATGCGGCGGCAATCAATGAGTTCAAAGCCCGATTGTTGTCCTCTCCACGGTCGCAAAAGGTACTCGATAGTATTATGAGTGCCGCATTAGACGATGAACACAAGAATCAAGCGGCGGCATGGAAGTTATTAATGGATCGTATGTTACCCGTTAGTTATTTCGAGAAAGATAAAAACAATATGGGGCGATCTGCTGTATCTATTACCATCACTGGTGTAGGTGGAGAAACTGTAATCACAAATGACGAGGATATAATTGATGTTACCCCCGAATCTGATTGATGTCATCAAGGAAGACCTTGTTAAACACGAAGGATACGTAACAGAAATCTATCTATGTTCTGAGAACTACCCTACCTTTGGGATTGGTCACATGGTTACGGAAAATGATATGGAACATACGTGGCCTGTTGGTACACCAGTGACTGATGAGCGTATCCTCCAAGTATTCCATGATGATTGTAACGCCGCTTGCGTAGATGCAAGTGCATTGTTCCTAAACTTTAGCTCACATCCTGAAGATGTACAGCGTGTGTTAGTGAACATGGCGTTTAATCTAGGGCGTTCACGCTTAGGTAAGTTTAAGAATATGATTACTGCTGTCAATGAGGGGAACTACTCCAAGGCCGCAGATGAGATGGTAGATTCAAAGTGGTATCGTCAGGTTAAACGCCGTGGCGAAGAACTCGTGGAGATAATGCGTGGCGTATAAAGTACAAGCAGGCGATACTCTAGGTAAGATCGCACAGAATCAAGGCGCAACTCTGGAACAGATCCTAGCATTGAACCCAGAGATTACAAACCCTAACATGATCCGTGCAGGTCAAGACATTCTCCTACCTGATACACCAGAGGATGAAGTTGTTTCCTTGGAATCAGAGTTTGATGCTCCTGCACCTGTAGAGCCACGTAACCTTGCTGAGGTTGTTCCTCCTGTGGAAGAAGAGTCTAGCATGGTAGACAGTATGTTTGGCGCAATAGGAGACATAGGAGCAGGATTAGTGAATATGTTAATCCCTTCTGCGCGTGCTGATGTATCTGAAGTTCCTGAAGAGAATGTTATTAAGGTTGGTGAGCCTCCTCCTGTAGAAGCTGTAGCAGACATCGCTGCATCTAAGAACCCTGCAAGTGTAGCCATGAAGTATCTTGGTATGTCAGAAGATGACAAGGAAGGAGCAGAAGCAATACGTGGATTCTTTGATAATGCTGTGGGTAACTGGCGTGCAGATATGACACCAGAACAGTTTGCAAAAGAAACTCCGTGGTGTGCGGCATTTGTTACACAGGTACTACGTGACTCAGGTGTCAACCCTCAAGAAGAACTAGGGCAAGACAGCTTTAATCAAATACGTGCCTCGTCCTATGCCAAAGCAGGCGTAGGGGTTTCTCCTGAGTTAGCTAAGCCCGGTGACATAATGGTTAAATTCCATGACGAAGCTACGCGAAAGAAATATAATACTGGACCTGCTCATGCGGGTATTGTTGTTAAAGTTGAAGGCGACACAGTATGGTACGTTGGTGGTAACACAGGCGATAAAGTTGAAGTATCTTCATATAGTTTGAAGGATAATGATATTCGGTTGCGTCGAGTTCGTGGTGCTTCAGATATTCCTCCAGAAAGTTTACCTTCAATTACTGAGCTACGTATTGGTAAAGCAGGTCGGAAGATTGCAGATGAGTTATCTAGTTTCTTTTCTGCAAGTGCCGCTTCTCCACAAGATCCAAATGTAAATATCAATGGAGCTTAATGTTGAGTTGCTTCCTTGGCAACAGGAAGTCTTTAACGATCCAACACGATTCAAGATTGTAGCGGCAGGGCGGCGTACTGGTAAGTCTCGTCTAGCCGCGTGGCAGTTGATTATCTATGGACTGCAAACAAACCGTGGTCATGTGTTTTATGTTGCTCCGACTCAGGGGCAGGCTCGTGACATTATGTGGTCTACTCTGCTAGAGTTAGCACATCCTGTTATTAAAACATCCCACATTAACAACTTGCAAATCACTCTTATTAACGGTTGCACTATCTCACTGAAGGGTGCTGACAGGCCAGAGACGATGCGTGGTGTATCCCTAAAGTTCCTTGTTATGGACGAATATGCGGATATGAAGCCTAGTGTGTGGGAACAGATCCTACGTCCTGCGCTTGCTGACCAGAAGGGTGAAGCCATGTTTATTGGTACACCGATGGGACGTAACCACTTCTATGAACTGTATCACTATGCAGAGTTAGGAGATGATGATAGCTACAAGGCGTGGCACTTTACATCATACGATAACCCATTGCTAGACCCTGAAGAGATTGACACAGCCAAGAAGTCAATGTCTAGCTATGCATTCCGTCAAGAGTTCCTTGCCTCGTTTGAAGCATCAGGCAGTGAAGTATTCAAAGAAAATTGGATACAGTTTGATGACGAAGAACCAGAACTTGGTGATTACTACATTGCAGTTGACTTAGCAGGTTTCGCAGATGTGGAATCGGCTACCAAGTCTAAGAATAAAAAACTTGACCAAACAGCAATTGCAATTGTTAAAGCAAGTGAGAACGGATGGTGGGTAGCGGATATTGTACATGGACGATGGGATATCAAAAAGACCGCCAAGAAAATATTCGATGCTGTAGAACATTATCAACCAGTTGCGGTTGGTATCGAAAAAGGGGCATTGAAGAATGCGGTACTGCCTTATCTTACAGACGTGATGAAGTCCAAACAAAGATTCTTCAGAGTGGAAGAGTTGACACACGGCAACAAGAAAAAAACTGATCGTGTTGTGTGGGCTTTGCAAGGACGTTTTGAACACGGACAGATAACATTAAACAAAGGCGACTGGACTGCTAACTTTCTTGATGAGTTGTTTCAGTTTCCCAATGCCCTAGTGCATGATGACTTAGTAGATGCTCTGGCATACATTGACCAGTTAGCAAAAGTGTCGTACTTCTACGATTATGAAGAAGACGACTTTGAAATTTTAGACCCTGTAGCAGGATATTAACATGGACTATGATCATAACCACGAAGACCCCACATCATTAGAAGGTTGGGTTATACACAAGTGCAACCAATGGCGTGACCACTTTGAGTCAAACTATCAAGAAAAGTTTGATGAGTATTATCGTCTATGGCGTGGCATCTGGGCTGAAGAAGATTCAATGCGTGCATCAGAGCGTTCACGTCTTATCTCTCCTGCATTACAACAAGCTGTTGAGTCTGCTGTTGCTGAAGTAGAAGAAGCAACCTTTGGGCGTGGTAAATGGTTTGACATCAAGGATGACTTTGCTGATGAGCAACCACAAGACATCCAAGTCTTACGTACTCAACTTGATGAGGATATGACTTTTGCTAAAGCTCGTAAGGCAATTGCAGAATGTTTAATTAACTCTGCTGTCTTTGGTACAGGAATTGGTGAAATCATTTTGGATGAAGTCAATGAGCTACGTCCTGCAACTCAACCAATCATGGACGGTGAGATGACAGCCGTAGGTGTGACAGAACAACCTCGTACTCTTGTTAAGCTACGTCCGGTTATGCCTCAGAACTTTTTGATTGATCCAGTTGCTACAAGTATTGAAGAAGCATTGGGTGTAGCAATTGATGAGTTTGTACCTTTACATCAAATTGAGATTGCTCAAGAAGCAGGCATCTATCGTGACGTTGACGTTGCTGTAGCGGCTCCTGATACAGACATTGAGCCTGATCAAGATCTAACAATTTACATGGATGATAAGGTTCGTCTAACAAAGTATTATGGTCTTGTTCCTCGTGAGTTATTTGAAGAAGCTCTGTATGATCCTGAAGGCGAAGACAAACCTACTGACGAAGAACTAGAAGAATACAGCGGATACATCGAAGCAATTGTTGTTATTGCTAATGGTGGTACTCTTCTTAAGATTGAAGCAAACCCATACATGATGCAGGATCGTCCTGTTATTGCTTTCCCTTGGGATGTAGTACCTAGTCGTTTCTGGGGGCGTGGTATTTGTGAGAAAGGCTACAACGCACAAAAAGCCCTTGACACCGAACTACGCGCACGTATTGATGCCTTGGCATTGACTGTACATCCAATGATGGCTGTAGACGCTTCTAGGCTCCCTCGTGGTGCTAAGCTAGAGGTACGTCCGGGCAAAGCAATCTTGACTAATGGTAACCCTTCAGAGATCCTTCAGCCATTTAATTTTGGTACGCTTGATCCTAATACCTTTAACCAAGCGGCTACCCTACAGCAGATGGTACAGCAAGCAACAGGTGCTATTGATGCCGCAGGGATTCCTGGGTCAATCAATGGAGACTCAACAGCGGCAGGTATTTCAATGTCACTGGGTGCTATTATTAAGCGGCACAAGCGTACATTGATTAACTTCCAAGACTCGTTCTTACTACCGTTTGTAACTAAAGCGGCTCATCGGTATATGCAATTCAGTCCTGAGTTGTATCCAATCAAAGACTTTAAGTTTGTTGCAAGCAGTTCACTTGGGATTATTGCTCGTGAATATGAAGTCACTCAGTTAGTTCAGTTACTACAAACTATGAGTCCTGAGTCTCCTATGTATCCAATGTTGATTGAATCAATTGTGGATAATATGAACTTAAGCAACCGTGAGCAAATCATTGAAGGATTGAAACAGGCTAACCAACCTGATCCTCAACAACAAGAAATGCAACAGATGCAAGTACAAATGGAAATGGCTCAGAAGGAAGAGACCATTAAAAATATCCAAGCACAAACTGCTGAGATTCAATCGCGTGTACAACAGAATGAGATTGAGTCGCAATTGCTTCCATTGGATGCAGAGACACGTCGTATTGCGGTACAGCTTAAGGCAGGCGGTAGTGATGACGTAGATAAAGAGTTTGAGCGTAGAGCTAAACTTGCAGAGCTTGTACTCAAAGAACGTGAGATTGCAAGTAAAGAAGACATAGTTGAACAACAAATGAGGAAATCTAATGGTAGTTACCAAGCGTGAGTTCCAAGAAATCATTGATCAAATGAATGGTATCTTGACAAAACTTGACAGCCGTATCAAAGACTTAGAAGATACTAAGACTCCTCGTAATACTAAGCCTGCAAAAAGTGTGCCAAAAGACTTGACAAATGAATAAAAGTATGGTATAATATTTGCTTATAAATTAGGAGAAACTCTTTGAGTCCTGAAGAACAAAAGTATTACGAAACTTATTTTGATCTGTTCATGACAGATGGTTGGAAACAATTCATCGAAGAGATCAACGAAATTCTTGATAGACATCGTATAGAAGATATTAAGAATGAAACACATTTAGCGTTTGTCAAAGGTGAACGCGATGCACTGTTCAGAGTGAGACGCTTTGAGACAGGTATCAAAACAGCTTATGACGTATTGCAGGGGCCGAAATAATGCTTAGGCGATACGATTATAAATGCACCGTATGTAACCATACAGAGGAAGACTGGGCTGACTCGTCAGACTGTGACTTCTCAACCTGTAAGGAATGCGGTGAAACATCAGTACGGATAATCTCTCCTGTCCGAACACATTTCGTTGGTCACGGTTGGCCGGATAAAGACGATAGGTGGGCTAAGGATCATGAGAGAGCCGCACGTAAATAACTTTCCATAATGCTACGGCACGGAGTTTAACAATATGGCACGTTTTATAGATGAGAGTCCCGAGTATCAACCAGAAGACGGGGAAGCACTCGCTAACTTAGAAGATGAAGAGACGCAGATTCCGGAAGAGGAACAACCTGCAGAACCTGAAGAGATTCAAGAAGCACAAGAAGAAAGCATTCCTGAGAAATATCAGGGTAAGGATATCAAAGATGTTGTCCGAATGCATCAAGAGGCTGAGAAACTTTTAGGTAAACAATCATCAGAAGTTGGTGAGTTACGTCAGATAGTTGATAATTTCGTAAAGACGCAACTTGAAGCCAATAGCCCACAAAAAGAAGAAGACGAAGAAGACGACATTGATTTCTTTGATGATCCAAAGAAAGCAGTAGAGCGAGCAATTGCGAAGCATCCTAAAATTAGGGAAGCAGAAGAAGTTACTCGCGCCATGAAGCAACAGGAGATCCTAAACAAACTCCAACGTAGCCATCCCGATTTCAATGAAATCATTCAGGATAGTAGGTTTGGAGAATGGGTAGCGGCTTCTAAGGTACGGACTGAATTGTACCAACGTGCAGACCAACGGTTTGACTTTGACAGTGCTGATGAACTTTTAAATACTTGGAAGGAACGTCAGAACTTAGTTAGTGAAACTGTTGAGATGCAAGAGGCTGACCGTAAGCGTCAGTTAAAATCTGCTTCTACTGGTACTGCTAAAGGGTCAGGCGAAAAGCCAAGTCGTAAAGTCTATCGTCGTGCTGATATTATTAAACTTATGCAAACAGACCCTAACAGATATCAAGAACTGGCGGCTGAGATTCGCCAAGCATATGCTGAGGGTCGAGTTAAATAGCTATTAGGAGATATTTACAATGGCAAACTTAACCCCCGCAAGTAACAATACCGTTACTTTAGCAAACGCGGCTACGTTCATTCCAGAACTGTGGTCAGATGAAATCATTGCGGCGTACAAGCAAAACCTCGTTCTTGCTAACCTCGTAAACAAAATGCCTATGACTGGTAAGAAAGGTGATACTCTTCACATTCCTAAGCCTGTCCGTGGCGCGGCCAATGCTAAGACAGCGGCTGACACTGTAACAATTCAACAGACTGCTAACACAGAAGTTATAATCACTATCGACAAGCACTACGAATACTCACGCTTGATCGAGGACATCACAGAAGTACAGGCGTTGGATTCACTCCGCCGTTTCTACACTGACGATGCAGGTTACGCTCTTGCTAAGCAAGTCGATGACGATCTGTTCGCAGAGTTGTTGAACGTGTCAAACGATGCAGGTACTGCTGATGGTGCTGATGCTACTCAGTCTCACTACCAGATCAACGGTGCATCTGATGTCTTGATTGACTACGATGACTCTACTGCTCTTGAAGCGTTCTCTGATGCGGCTTTCCGCAACATGATTCAACGGTTGGATGATGCTGATGTTCCTATGGAAGGTCGTGTATTGATTATCCCTCCTGTGATTCGCAACACTATCATGGGCATTGAGCGTTACGTGTCTTCTGACTTTGTCAACGGTCGTGGTGTTAACAACGGTCAGATTGGTCAGCTTTACGGTGTTGACGTTTACGTTACATCTAACGCTCCAACTGTCACTGGTACTACCACTTCTGGTCGTGTCATGACTATGATGCACAAGGACGCTTTCGTTCTTGCAGAGCAAATGGCTGTACGTTCACAGACTCAGTACAAGCAAGAGTTCCTTGCGAACTTGTTCACTGCTGACACTCTGTACGGCACCAAGGTTCTCCGTCAAGAGAACGTACTCTCTGTTGTAGTATAAACAGAGTCCGGGGGAGTCTACTCAGGCTCCCCTATCTTATTTCTAACTGGAGAGTGTAATGGCTATCTTTCGTGGTATTGGTGGTGCAGGTGATTCAACAACTGACGCTACAGTTACTGAAGTAACTCAGCAAGCAACTAACGCCGCCGCATCTGCAACAGCCGCCTCCTCTTCAGCTTCATCAGCCGCTACTTCAGCAAGTAATGCGGCAACCTCAGAAAGCAATGCCGCTACCTCTGCAACTAATGCGGCTACCTCTGAGTCTAATGCAAGTACCTCCGCAACTAATGCCGCAAGCTCTGCTACTACAGCATCGACAGCGGCTACAGCGGCTCAGACTGCTCAGACTGCCGCAGAAGCGGCTCAAACAGCGGCAGAAACTGCAGAGACTAATGCATCTACTTCAGCCACGTCAGCGGCTTCTAGTGCAACCTCAGCGGCATCTTCAGCATCTGCGGCAAACACAAGTGAAACGAATGCGGCCACAAGCGAGACAAACGCCGCTACGTCAGAAACTAATGCGGCTACATCAGCGACTACGGCACAGAGCGCACAGACTGCGGCAGAGGCGGCAAGAGATGAGGCTGTAGCGGCACAAGAAGCAATTGATGGTTTGTATCTTGGAGCGCAAACATCTGATCCCACATTAGACAATAATGGTGATCCAGTTACTGCAGGTGATTGGTATTACAATACATCCACTGGTGTAACTCGTATCTACGATGGTAGTGCTTGGGTTAATGGTGCAGTCTCTACCGCTTCTTTTCTATTAGCGGCTAACAACTTATCAGACCTTACTAATGCGACTACAGCACGTACTAACTTAGGTCTTGGTACTGCGGCTACGACAGCATCTACAGACTATGCGACAGCCGCACAAGGTACACTAGCTGATAGTGCTACTCAGCCCGGAGACAACATCTCCACATTAACTAATGACTCTGGTTATCTCACTAGCTTCACAGAGACTAACGATCTATCGACAGCGGTCACATGGGCAAACGTACCAGACGCTAACATTACGCAGTCTTCAGTCACACAACATCAGGCGGCACTGTCGATCACAGAGTCACAGATCAGCGACTTTGGCACATACGCTACATCCGCAGAGTTAACATCAGCAACAGCCAACTCAGGCAACTGGGACACTGCATACTCATGGGGTGATCACTCAGTCGCAGGATACGGGACAACTGACGAGGCTCTTGCACTCGCAATCGCACTAGGATAGGACAATGGCAAACACGTTCAAGAATTACACATCGGCATCTGTAGGCACATCACCTGTGACGGTCTACACAGTGCCATCAGCAACCACTGCGGTTGTCATCGGGTGCAACGTAGCAAACCGCACAGCATCGTCCATTACTGTGGATGTACAGCTAGGGTCTACCTACATCGTGAAAGGCGCACCAGTGCCTGCAGGATCAGCCCTGAGCGTACTGGACGGCAAGATCATTGCAGAGACTACAGAGACTATTGTGGTGACATCTGATACCGCAAGCAGTGCTGACGTAATCCTGAGTGTACTGGAGCAAAGCTAATGGCAGGCTATATTGGTAAGGCACAGTCTTTAGCCAACCTATCTGAAGCAGATACTTTAGATTCTGTAACGGGGCGTGGAGCCACTACAGCAAATGATTTATCGCTAACTGGCGATCTCAGCGTAGACGGCGGCACAATCAAACTGGATGGGAATTATCCGGTTGGTACGGAAAACGTAGCTTTGGGTAATGAGGCTTTAGATGCCTTAACTTCAGGTGGTGATTACAACACAGCCCTTGGTTATGCGGCATTGACAGCTAATACATCCGGGCAAAGAAATACTGCGGTTGGTCGTACAGCAATGTCATCAAATGCTACTGGCTCATATAATACTGCTGTTGGTATGGCTTCACTAAGTGCTAGTGGTTCTGGAAATTCTAACACCGGACTGGGATATAATGCCTTAGCAAATAATACTACTGCCTCTAACAACACTGCTGTCGGTTTTGAGGCACTTGTTGTAAACACCACAGGTACACAGAACGTGGCTGTTGGTTATTTAGCATTAGATGCAAACACCACAACAAGTAATAATACAGCTATTGGTGGAAATTCACTTTCTGCAAACATAGCGCACAATAATACAGCACTTGGATATAACACGTTTGCTGTCAACACCACAGGCACAGACGGTGTAGCTATCGGTGCATATGCGCTAGATTCTAATACGACAGGTACAAATAATGTTGGTATAGGACGAGACGCATTAGGAGCAAACACCACAGGTGCATCAGGGACGGCAGTCGGTTATCAGGCAGGAGGTAGCGTCACTACTGGTAGTGGCAATAGTTATTTCGGGATGCAAGCAGGATATTCAAATACAACAGGGATATTCAATACTGCTGTTGGTTACAATGCTCTTTATACAAGCACAGCAAGTTACAACACAGCCTGTGGTATGTATGCGCTCAGATATACTACGTCAGGAGGATATAATACTGCTGTTGGTTACAATGCTTTACAAGGCAATACTACGGCTACATTCAATACTGCGCTAGGTTGGTCAGCATTATCCGCCAGTACAACTGGAGACAGCAACGTAGCTGTCGGAGTATCGGCATCAGGTAACCTTACGACTGGTTCGCAAAATACTGTTATGGGACGGTATGCAGGTGGAGCAATTACAACCGGAAACGAAAATGTCGTCATTGGACATTACGCAGGTGCTTCTGGGACAAACGATTTAACAACTGGTTCGTATAACGTCTTAATCGGAAGATTGGCTCATATGTCCAGTGCAAGTGGGCAAGAGCAAATCGTTATTGGATTCAATGCTCAAGGTAAAGGTAACAACACGACCTTTGTTGGTGGCGGTTCAGGTGCTTATCAGGCAAACAATTCATCATCTTGGTCAACAACGTCAGATGAGCGTCTGAAAAAGAACATCGTTGATAACACAGATGGTCTAGACAAGATCAATGCCATTCAAGTCCGCAACTTTGAATATCGCACTGAAGATGAAATCACAGAACTTGAGCCATCAAATGTCATTCAGATTGAAGGCACTCAGCTTGGTGTTATCGCTCAAGAGATCCAACAAGTTTGCCCACAGATGGTCAAAGAAGAGTCAACAGGTGTTTTATCCGTCGATACAGACAATTTAGTCTGGTATTTAATTAACGCTGTTAAGGAATTATCAGCCAAAGTCGAAGCATTGGAGAACGCATAATGGAAGAACTCACAGCAGAACAAATCGCACAGCACTACTCAGCCGCTATGGACTCAGTGAACCTGTTGAACGCAGGACAACCAGACGACATGAGCGATGATGACTGGGCTGATTGTGTTGCACGAAACAAAGAACACTTACGGATCATGTTAGCTAAGGACTTCTGGACTGATGAAGACCTTACACCATTACAGGAAGCGAGTGCATAATGTCAGGTTACATCGGAAACATCCCAGTACCACAGGCTACGCAGACTCGTGACAACTTCACAGCCACTGCAAGCCAGACTACCTTTGCTACCTCTGGGTACACTCCGGGCTACCTTGACGTATACCTCAACGGTGTACACTTAGACCCTACAGACTACACAGCCGCTAACGGCACTGATGTGGTGTTGGCTACTGGAGCGACTGCAGGTGACGTACTATCAGTGGTGGCATTCACTACCTTTGAACTAGCAGGGCCGGCAGGTGCGGGATACTTCCTTGGTGAGAACGGTGCTACTGGCGACACTACGAATGGCCTAGGTGACATCTTCAGGGTGCATGAGGATGCCCTTGATACTGCAGTGACCATTGCCGCTAACACCAACGCATCAGCCACTGGCCCACTGACATTGAATGCGACAGTGACGGTCAACGGCACACTGACGATTGTATAAGGAACTGAGATGGCTTCAGAGCTAATCGTACAAACACTCAAGGGGCCAACTAGCGGGGCCAATGCGAACAAGGTGATTATCCCGTCTGGGCAGACGTTGGATGCGAGTGCGGGTGGTTTTACTCCTGCTAGTGGTCAGATTGTTAATCATGAATATTACACAAATAATACTTATGTAAACAATTCTACTGAAACTTTTGCAGACCTTTGGAGTGTAACGTACACACCAGTTCTTACTCAAAGTCTTATTTACTTTATGTGGTCTTGCGATATTAGAACATCAAGAAGTGGCGGGGCGGATACACGAGCGCATTTACGCACTGTTGTAGATGGAGCAGGTTACGCAAATAACTATGATATGTCTCACTACGATTATGGCAATAGTGGGGCTTGGCATCACATGATGGTTGCAGTGACAAGTTTTAAAAACAATACGGACGGATCGGCTACAACTCATGTATTCCAAGGGCGTACAGCAGGCGGCGCAGAAGTTGGTATAAGTATAACCGCAACTAATACGAGCTACTTACACGTCATGGAGATCGCAGGATGACAACACTCTATGTAGACAACATCGCCCCGAATCTCCAGAGTCGTGTATCAGTGCCGGGTCATGTGATTCAGGTTGTAGGTGCTAATGACATTATTACTGCAACTAACACTAACTCAACAAGTTTTATCGCTACGACACTAGCGGCCACAATTACGCCAACAAGTACATCTAGTAAAATTTTAGTTACGGCAACATTTAGTGCTACTCAAGACGGTGGCTCTAATGAACAAGCATATGTACAAATTTATCGTGGAGCGTCTAATCTTAGGCCATCAGGCACTCCACAGTTTATGTATGATCATCCCGGTGGCAACGTGGGTTTCAGCGGGACATATATGTTTTATGATTCTCCTGCTACGACATCCGCAACAACTTACACTGTGTATATCAAAGTAAGTGGGTCAGGTTCATTTTTTAGAGCAGTAGCCGGGACAGACACCATCACACTCATGGAGATCGCCGGATGAGCAGTATAATCAAAGTCGATCAAATCCAACTGGCTGATGGCTCGACACCAACTGCGGGTGATCTTGGGTTGAATGTTACTGGTAGCACTTTACAAACAGTCAACGCTGTTTTTTCTGGTTCAGAAACTTTTTCTTCTGATTCTTACGCAGATACTAGCTTAACGGCAACTATCACTCCTTCCAGTACAAGCAGTAAAGTGCTTGTTTTAGTGACTCAAAGATTATTAGTTACAGAAGCTCAATCCGGTATTGGTTATGGAAACAACTCTAATATGGGATGGAAGGTAGTTAGAGATTCTACAGACCTTATGAACCCCGGTAGCGATAGCGGAGGTAAATACTCTATGGGGTTGGCCGCTTCTGACACAAGCAGTGGAAATCTTATGATGACTGCGTATATAAATTATGCATATTTGGATTCACCCGGTAAAGCAACAGCTTGCGTGTACAAAACACAAGCCGCAAAAGGAACGTCCGGGATGGGTTCCGTTTACACAAGAGATGGATTTATCACCCTAATTGAAATCGCAGGCTAAAGGAGAAACACATGGCAAGCGTATCACAGGCTTTATCAGAGCTTAATATTACAGAATGGGTTCTCCGTGGAGAGCCTACAACAGAGGCAGAGTTCAACGAAATGTTCCGCAAGGTCACTGGAGCAGACGCTAATGGTAGTGCCATTGAGTCAGCTAACTCAGCAGACTGGGGCGTAACGTGGACTCAGGTATCAGCCAAGGTCACAGAGCTTACAGCGGCAGAACCGATGAAGGCATTGCGTGAAGAACGTAACCGCCGAATCGCTGAGACAGACTGGTGGGCATCATCTGATCTGACCATGACTGCTGAACAGACTGCATACCGTCAGGAACTGCGCGACATCACAAACAGCGCAACATCGCTTGATGACGTAACTTGGCCTACAAAGCCTTAATAGGAGATTGCCGTGTCTAAAATAGCTATCAAAGGTGCTACTACTGGCACTGGCACATTTACTATTGAAAGCCCTGCGACTAACACAGACCGCACACTGACTCTGCCAGATGAGGCGGGGACGGTTGTCACAAAAAATGGTTCTGGGACGATTGCGTCAACAAATATTTCCGATGGAACAAACAGCACAAGCACTACGAATGTTGTCAAGGGTAGCGCAAAGGCATGGGCTAATTACAACGGATCATCTAACACTTTAGATAATAATTACGGAGTAAGTTCTGTAACAGATAATGGTACAGGTGATTTTACATTTAATTTTACAACTGCATTTGCTAACGCAAATTACGCTGTTTCAGGGGCTGTCGGTAACGATAATAACACGGACACAACAAATACCTGCATACGGCCCGGAGCAAAAACAACATCTTCTTGTAGAGTAAGTATTAACTATGCATCTGCAGGGACAAATTCTTTATACGATTACAGCGATATAAGCATAGTAATTTTCGGAGACTAAGTAGTGAATCAACGAATTATTTATACAACAGACGAAGGCGATCTTGCGGTAATCATTCCTACGAACGAAGCACTACAAACTCACACTATCCAAGAAATTGCAGAGAAAGACGTACCGGCAGGAAAGCCATACAAGATCGTCTCAGTGGATGACATCCCATCAGACCGCACTTTCCGCAATGCGTGGACGGTTGACGAGACGACATTGACCGATGGTGTTGGAGCAGATCGGAGTACGTTTGAATGATTACCGTAGACATGACCAAGGCCAAGGCCATAGCACACGAGAAGCGCAGACAGGCACGGGCTGAAGAATTTGCACCACTGGACATCAAGGCCACAATCCCTACGGAAGCTGATGCGGCTGAAGCGGCTAGACAGATAGTGCGTGATAAGTACGATACAATGCAAACAGCAATGGATGCGGCTGAGACACCTGAAGCATTGAAGGAATTATTGCCATGAGCCAACTCAACGTAGATACAATCAAGAAAGCTGACGGCACAGGCAACCTCAGTGTCCCTGCTGAGACAGGTACGGTGGTGACCACTTCATCTCCATCGTTGGGGCGCAGGAATCTCATCATCAACGGTGCGATGCAGGTGGCACAGCGTGGGACGAGTCAGTCAGGTGTATCTAATACTTCTGGTTACTATGTCTGCGATAGATGGAATGGTGAGGAAACGGGGTTTCAAACTCCTGCGTTTACTATTAGCCAAGAAACCTCTGTTGTCCCTGACGGATTTGGTGCGGCGTTAAAGTACGATGTTACTACTGCTGACGCAACTTTAGGAGCAGATAATAGTTGGATTATTCAACAACGCCTAGAAGGGCAAGACCTTCAAGGATTAAAGTTTGGAACATCATCTGCTCAATCCTTAACATTATCGTTCTGGGTTTACTCTAACAAAACCGGAACATGGATTGCTGAACTACAAAACAATGATGCAACAAGACATATCTCTCAAGCGTATACAATCAATTCAGCAAATACTTGGGAACAAAAAACTCTGACGTTTTCAGGAGATACCACTAGCGGTTTTGACAACGATAACAATGCATCTTTGTATGTAAACTTCTGGCTATATGGCGGGACAAACTTTACCAGTGGAACTTTAGCAACCTCATGGGCCGCAACTACAAACGCTAATCGTGCAGTAGGACAAGTTAATTTTGCCGACAGTACAGACAACAACTTCTATCTCGCCGGAGTCCAACTCGAAGTCGGCTCTGTTGCGACACCTTTCGAGCATCGCTCATACGGGGAGGAGCTTGCGTTGTGTCAGAGGTATTTTTATAGGGCGAGTAGAGGAACAATTATTGGTGCTTACATTGATTCAAATCGTATAGATGCAACGATTCATTTCCCTACTACTATGAGGGCTACCCCCACTATAACCGCATCTTCTGGAACAAACTACTGGTATGCATATACTGGAGGATCGCCAGATTATTTTAATGCGTGGTCAGGAGCCGGAGGTGCTTCCGTAAACAACGGATCAATGTATGTGAGTAGTGGAGAAATTTCTGGGCCTGATAACGCAGGGTGTCAAATATCTTTCTCAACTGATGATTCATATTTTCAAGCAGATGCGGAGTTATAAATGGAATCTATGGACATTACATCAGCTAAATATGTAAACGATCCTGCTAATATTAAAGCAGTGTCAATTACTGCCACGATTGACGGTGATACTTTGTTTGTCCCACTCGATCCCGCAAACCGCCACTACGCAGAAATCATGCGTCAGGTTGAGGCGGGTGAGCTAACCATACAAGAAGCAGATGCTGTAGAATAGGCAAAGGATTCAGAGGATTAAGTAATGGCAGATACCACAACCACTACCTACGGCCTAACCAAGCCAGAGCTTGGAGCCAGTGAGAACACATGGGGCCAGAAACTCAATAGTAATTTGGATAGTATTGACGATCTACTCGATGGAACAACTGCCATCGCGCCTAATTTGACAGCGGGATCGTGGCAAGTCGGCGGTACTGCAGTTACATCGACTGCGGCAGAGCTAAACATCCTTGATGGTGTTACTGCTACATCGGCAGAGTTGAACGCTCTGGATGGCATCACAGCAACTGTCACAGAGCTTAACTACACAGACGGTGTTACATCAGCCATTCAGACACAGTTAGATGCCAAGGCTCCGCTAGCGTCTCCTGCGCTAACAGGAACGCCAACAGCGCCTACAGCATCGGCGGGGACAAACAACACGCAGGTTGCAACTACCGCTTATGTAGACACTGCGGTTGGAGCTATCCCTGCTCTTGAATACGCAACACAGACAACAATTGGTGGCGTGAGAGCGTACACATCAGGTAGCAATCTTTACATCTTCCTGAGCGCATAATCATGGCCTTATATGTAGATGGCACTGAGTATAAATGGTACGAGAAGACCATCTCTGTCGATGGATCGACTCTTAGTAGCCCAGATAGCCCCGGAGATATTTATGTCGGCGGCACAAAAGTATTTGGGCTTACTGGGTTTAGTTCTGAGACAACAATAATGTCTGGTGGACTAGCCCCTGACTCTGCTGATATTGAAAACATGCTATCTACGTTTCAATCCTTAGACGCATTTCATTCTCAAGGATATACGCAGGGGCCGGGTACAGACACAACCTATACTGTCTACGTTAAAGAAGGTTACAGGGTGGTGTCATCCGATGGCACTTTCACTGGCACAGCATCTCCGGGGACTCAGGTTAACTTTTATTCTGGGCGAACAGTGACTGGTATTAATACATCTCACAATGGCGGCACAAGTTTTACTGTGCGCCGTGACAATGGAGTTTAACAATGCCACTGATACCACTCCAGTTGAAGCCGGGCATGTATCGCAACGGCACAGAGTACGAGCAGTCTAATCGTTGGAGAGATGGCTCGTTAGTGCGTTGGTCAGAAGGCTCATTGCGCCCAGTAGGCGGTTGGACTGCGTTCACAACTGCCGCTGTTAATGCGGCCCCGAGAGGCATGCATGGATGGCGTGCTAATGACGACTCAAACAACATTGCTGTCGGAACGTACAACAAGCTGTACTACATTTCATCTTCAGGAACTCTCACAGATATCACTCCTGTAGGGATAACTGCCGGGCGTGAGGATGCAACTCAAAATACTGGGTACAGCGGCGGTTATTACAATGTTGGAACGTACTCGACTCCGCGCACACCAACAGCTACTTACCTTCCGGCTACAACGTGGGCAATCGACAACTGGGGTGAATACCTCGTTGCCTGTTCTATTGATGACGGCAAGATTTACGAGTGGCAGTTGAATACATCGAATCCTGCGGCAGTGATCACTAACGCCCCGGTCAACAACAGATCAATGGTTGTGACAGAAGAGCGGTTCATCTTTGCTCTTGGCGCAGATGGCAATCCTCGTAAGGTTTCATGGTGTGACCGAGAAGACAACACCACTTGGACTCCTGCGGCAACCAACGAGGCAGGTGATCTAGAGCTACAGACTTCTGGATCGATCATGACAGCGACTCGTGTACGAGGCCGCACACTGATCCTGACAGACACAGATGCTCACATCGCTACTTATCAAGGGCCGCCTTATGTCTACGGCTTTGAGCGCATTGGTTCAGCGTGTGGCACTGACTCACCAAACTCACTGGTAGCGGTTGACCAGTTTGCATTCTGGATGGGGCAGAAAGGCTTCTTCATGTTCAACGGGTCTGTACCTACAGAGTTGAACTGTGACGTATCCGACTATGTATTCCGGGATATCAACACAAACCAAATATCTAAGGTCTATGGCGTTCACAACTCGCGGTACTCAGAGATCTGGTGGTTCTACCCATCGGAAGACTCAGTAGAGAATAATCGCTATGTGACCTTTGACTACAAGGATCAGATCTGGACGTTTGGCAACCTATCCCGCACAGCGGCGATCGACACCGGCATTCTCAGATACCCAGTGTGGACGACTTCAGATGGATACCTGTACTTCCATGAGTACGGCTTCAATCATCAAGGCGACACCACGTTCGTTGAGTCTGGGCCGATCAGCCTAGGCAATGGCGACACAGTCATGAAGGTCAACCAGTTAGTCCCTGATGAACTCAATCAGGGTGACGTAACGGCTAAGTTTAAGACTCGATTCCATCCTAACGACACAGAGCGTGAGTATGGGCCGTACACAATGGCTAACCCAACATCTGTACGGTTTACCGGCAGGCAGATGCGGATGCGGCTAGAGACAACAGTCAACTCAGACTGGCGAGCAGGCATTATGCGGGTCAAGGCAACCCCAGGCGGTGAGAGATGATTAAGCCGCCTCCTCCACTCGGTGACTTATGGACAGAGTGGGGCGAACGCCTCAACACTTATCTCGTTCGTTTCATGAACCGCATCCAGTTCAAGCAGGCAGATGACTCTGCAAGCGATGACGGCGTGTTCTTGTGGGATCGAGAAATCAATCAGCCGGTTGTCTCGTACAACAACGAATGGGTTCCACTGGCGTACAGCTACAATAGCTTTGGCGCGTTTTACACGTTAACAACTCAGGCCGCTACAACGATCAACACAGCTACAGCAATCACATGGGGCAACACGGCGGTTGCAAGTGGTATGGCGGTAGATGGTGCAGTAACAAGTAGAATAAATTTCAGCAGAGCAGGCACATATGAAATTCACTTTTCCGCCGAGATGCATTCGGAAAGTGCATCAGCTAAAACCATGTACATGTGGCCGCGTATCAACGGCACTGATGTGTCGGGTTCGACAATGGTTAACGTCATTACCGCAAACGATCAGCGTAAGACTGTCTCACGCACTGGTCTATTCCAAGTGGAGAGCGGTGATTACTTGGAAGCTATGTTCGCTGTGGATGACCTTGACCTTGACCTTCATGGGATTGCGGCTACGGCGTTTTGCCCGGCAAGTCCAAGTGTCACACTGGTAATCACTGAGGTGACTGTATGACTTACGGACATAACCTAGCCCAACAACTACCGATGGAAGACATCATGATGCTAGAACTCGATCGCTGTCGTCAGTGGATCGAAAACGCGCTGATGTACTCAGGAGGCACACACGAGTTCATTGATATCGTGAATGGCGTGTTATCAGGTACAATGCAACTGTGGGCCGGTGAGCGTGGATGTGCGGTGACAGAGATCACTGTTTACCCACGCAAAAAGATTTTGCATGTGTTCCTAGCAGGCGGAGATATGGAACAAATCCTTGATTTTCAGGAATCTGCCGCAGAATTTGCTAGAATAAACAAATGCGACAGTATGACCATAGCAGGTAGGCGTGGTTGGACACGAGTTTTAGACAAGCACGACTGGGAAGAGTCGTTCTGTGTAATGAGCAAGGAGTTATAAATGGGCGGCGGCGGCGGAAAAGGCGGAAGCCAAACACAGCAGGTTGAGATTCCAAAGTGGATTGAAGATCCTGCAACGCGAAATCTGGCACGAGCGGAAGAGGCTCAGAAGATCCCTTACATGCCATTTTATGGTGCTGATGTTGCGGCGTTTACCCCAACTCAGACAGCGGCAATGCAGGGCCAGTACGACACTGCGGCGGCATTCGGTTTAGTTCCACAGGGCGGCGATGTAGCGGCAGGTATGCCACAAGCACAACAGTACGCAGGTGGTTTCATGGGCTACTCATCAGCCCCAATGTATGAGCAAGCACTGGCCGAGCTAGAGGCTCGCAACCCAGAAGCCGTTGCTCAGTACAACAAGATGTTTGTGTAGGAGATAACGATGGCAGGCGCACCACAGGGCGGAGGTCAGACCGCAACTCCCAATATCAACCAAGCGGCGGCTCAAGGCATTTACGGCGCAGGAATGGGTACTGCGGCAGGCATGGGGTTCGATCCCGGCACACTAGCCCAGACTGACATCAGCCAGTACCAAAACCCATTCACCGAGCAAGTCATCAAAGCGAACGAAGCAGATATCCTGCGCGGCGCTCAGATGGGCATGAACGAGCTAGGCGCTCAAGCATCTCGTGCAGGCGCTTTCGGTGGTTCGCGGCAGGGTGTCGCAGAAGCAGAGATGGGACGCAACGTGCTTCAGCAGTTAGCCCAGTCATCTGCAGGCTTACGTCAGCAAGGGTTTACCACTGCACAGCAAATGGCACAGCAGGACATCCAGAACCGCATGATGGGTCAGACGGCTCGCACTGGAGCGGCAGGTCAGCTAGCAAACATCGCACAGACTGGTTTTGGTATGGGTCAGCAAGCACTCGCAGGTCTACAGCAGACTGGAGCGCAACAGCAGGCTCTACAGCAGGCGCTTATCGATGCGGCAAAGGGTCAGTACGCAGGTTACGTTGGACAGCCACAGCAGTCGATTGGTTACGTCTCTCAAGCTCTTGGTGCGACACCAGTACCTCAGACTACGACTACATCAAAACAGCCGGGTCTATTCGATTACCTCACACTAGCGTTGGCGTAATACTATGTTGATGGATGCACTAGACAGTTACCTCTCGGCAAAAGATGAAGAATCTAAGTTGAGAAGGCAGATGGCCGCAGGCGGAGATACTGGAGATGTAGCAGGCGCAAACTCGATGAGTGCGGCTGACGCTCAGCGGTTACAAAATCTGCAAGCGACAACTCAGCAAAACTTTTTAGAGCATCTAGGCACAACATTAGGCGCTCGCATGTTAGGTAAGACAGGATTAGATGCATTTGGCGTAGGTCAGGGCAATCAGGCAATGCAGAACGCAATGGCGTATCAGCAATATCAGCGCCCAGAAATGTTAGCCGCAGGATCTACAGACGGCCTGACAGGCGCTCTCAACGTCCCATCATCAGGAGGCGGCGATAAAAGCAACCTCAAGAAGATGATCGACATGTACAAGATGATGCAGGCAGGGTAAGGCATAAGTTATGGCTCAAAATACTTTACAAACATTGCGCCCAAGAGCTTCAGGCATTATGGAAGCCTTAATCCAACGGTTTAATACGCCTGAGCGTGTCATGCAAATCCCGGAAAGGCCAACACCATTAAGACCGCTAACTGAACAAGAGATTGTATTACCTCTTAGACAGCCAGTAATGCCTAATATGAGCGCGATGGCTGATGAAGCAATGGGCCAAATGGAAGCATCTACGACTCCTGCTGATTTTCCTGCGGAGACTCCTGAGATTCCACAACAGCCTACTGAAGAGCCGGGCATGTTTTCCAAGTTGTATGACAGCACTATGGGAGATGAGGCGTGGCGCTTACGCAAGGCTATTGCGCTGAACTCTATGCGGCTAAATCCAGACCAAGGACTAGCATCCGCTTTGAGTAGCCGTCTAGATTCCGTTACAAAAATGGGCGTAATGAATAAAACAGCAAAAGCTGTTGCCGACAGATTAAGGTTGATGGGATACGAAAATGAGGCCGCTCTTGTTGAGGCAAACCCATCAATGGCTAAAGAAGTTTATGCCGCGATCAAGACAAAAGATAAGCCAATGTCAACCATTGGGAAGCTCACTGACGACTTAAACAATGGAAGAATCACTCGTGAGGAATATGACATAGGTGTTGAGGCTATAAAGAAATCAGGACTCACGCTCAATTTAGGCGAAAAAGCTCGTGGGCAAGCATTGGGCGCGGCAGGAAAAGATATATTCAAAGCTGATGTTGACGCGCATGCAGGCGCTGAAAAAGCACTGCAAACAATTGCAAAAGCAGATGAAATTACTTCTGTTCTAGCATCTGGCGCACCAACGACAGGCTTGACAGCGACATTCAGAAACGCGGTGGATAACGCACTGGCGTTTATTGGCGATAAAGACGCAATCAGGTCAGCTAGTGATACACAGTTACTGAAATCACTGTTAGGGCAAGACGTATTTGGAGCTATTAATTCATTAGGGATTGGAGCAAAAGGTCTTGATACTCCTGCAGAACGAGAGTTCTTGATCAGCGTTATGACTGGTGATATCACCATGACTAGTGACGCGATCAGAAAGATCACATCGATTCGCCGTAAGTATGCTGAACAAGCAATCAAGCAGTACAACTCAAAGGTTAAACGAGGCGATTACGATTTATTAAATAAAGAATTTGGAAATCGATTCAAGCTAATTGAGATACCAGAGGCTCCAGAAATTACATATGTGGGCGCTCCGCAGGTTGGGACAATTCAAGAACTTGATGGAATAAAATGGAAATACTTAGGCGGAGATCCAAAAGAACCAAGTAGTTGGGAGGAGCAATAATGGCAGAAAGAAAGCCGTGGGAGATGGACTACGGTACTGCATCAGCAGTTGATGTTGCAGGAGCCGCTTTTACCAATTTGCCTGAGTCAACTTATAAGTTAGGTAAGCAGACCTATGAGGCGATTACTAGCCCATTAGAAACGGCAGATGTAATCACTAAACTGGGAGCGGGCTTATTACAACAGGCTTTGCCAGACGAGCTTGTTGACATGATAGGACGAGATCAGGAGTCAATTGATTTAGCCAAAAAAGTCGGCGAAATGTATGTGCAGAAATACGGAAGCATTGAAGGTTTCAAAAATGCTTTTGCAAATGATCCTGCAGGCATCATCAGTGACGTAGGTTTAGTCCTAGGTATTGGTTCTGCGCCTTTCGCGGCAAAAACTGGCGCTGTCGGTAGAACAGCTAGAGCAGGGCAAGCGACATCTAAGTACACAGATCCTTTAGGAGCGACTCTTGGTCTTGCAACAGCCGGAGGTAAAGTCGCCTCTGAAGTTCTTGGAGCCACAACTGGTGTTGGCGGGACTCCAATACGAGAGGCTTTTGAAGCGGGAGCAGAAGGCGGCAAGCGAAGCGAATTGTTTGTAGAAAGCATGCGCGGGAAAAGAGACCCTGCCGCTGTGGTAGCTGATGCTATAGAGAACTTATCTCAACTAAAAAGACGCCGTAGTGAGCAGTATAGACAGTCGATGGCGCAGGGCGTGTTGAAAGACCCTACTACACTCAATTTTGCGGGAGTTGATGCGGCACTACAAAGTGGGTTTGATCGCTTCAGTTACGGTGGCAAGGTCACAAACCAACAAGGCGCTAGTGCGGTTGGTGATGTGAAGAAACTTGTTGATGAATGGAAGGCCGGAGACCCAAGCGTATTTCACACAGTAGAAGGTTTTGATGCTCTAAAGAAGGCTATATGGGAAATCCAAGACAGCCTACCAATGGAAGCTAAAAGCGCGAGAGGTGCAATTGGCGACATTTATAACACTGTAAAGTCAGATATCGTGAAACAAGCTCCTGACTACGGAAGAGTCATGAAGGGGTATGAAGAGGCAAGTCAGCTAATACGGGAAATCGAAAAAACTTTATCTCTAAACCCTACCGCAACGATCGACACTAAATTGCGTAAGCTACAGTCGATTATGCGGAATAACGTAAACACTAATTATGGTCAGCGGGTAAAGTTAGTCGATGAACTCGAAGGTCAGCCTAATTTATTAAAGCCTCAGTTAGCAGGTCAATCTTTAGAGCAGGCAACTCCTCGCGGCATACAAAGCGCAACACAGCCAATGGCAATTGCCTCAACAGGATTTTTCCAAGGAATCCCAGAGGCAATAGGGTTAGCAGGTGCAAGCTCTCCGAGATTGATAGGAGAAATGGCTTACAAGCTAGGTCAGGCTAGAGGATTAGGCTCAAAACTTCCTGATATTCCGCTAGTGTATTCTCCTGAATTTAGATTGGCTCTGGCTGAGACACAGCAGGCAAAAGAGCAAGCAAGCGGCAGAAAGCCTTGGGAGCGATAAAATGACTCAAACACCTCAACCGATGAAGCCTGATCAAATCGAGTCGATCGCTAGCGAAGCCGTTAGTGACGCACTGGACTTCATCGAGTCAGAGATTTCAGAAGACCGCATCAAGGCACAGCGTTATTTCGATGGCGAGATCGATTTAGGCCACGAGGAAGGCCGTAGCCGTGTTGTGGCTACAAAGGTGCGTGACACTATCCGCTCAGTCAAACCATCGCTGATGCGTATCTTCTTGTCGAATGAGAAGTATGTTGAGTACATTCCGCGCTCACCACAAGACGTAGGGCAGGCAGAAACTGCTACCCGGTACGTCCACTCTACATTTACTGAGAACAACGGCTACCGCATCCTTCAGAATGCATTCCACGATGCCTTGTTGAAGAAGACAGGCGTTGTGAAAGTTTACTGGGATCAGTACACAAAGGGTAAAACCTACGAGCTTACTGGGCTGACCGAGCAAGAGTACCTGATGGTCACTCAGGAAGACGATATCGAGATCATCGAGCAATCGATGGAAACCTCGGTCTCTATGGATGAAATGGGCATGGAGATCGAAACCCCGATCTATGACGTAAAGCTCATGCGTAGGAAAGAAGGCGGGAAGCTCTGTGTTGAGCCAGTGCCGCCTGAAGAGTTCTTTGTCGATCGTGGCGCTAAATCAGTTGAAGACTTTTATGTTATCGGTCACCGCACAGAGATGCGCGTAGGTGATCTAGTCGCAATGGGCTATGACTTTGAAGAAGTCTCTGAACTGACAGGTATCTCTGAGCATGACACTCTGGCCGAGGCGGAAGACTTTGAGCGCCGTGGATACGAGCAGTCAGATGAGGAAGATATCAAAGACCCATCGATGCGTAAGGTAGCCGTCACAGAAGCATATATGCGGATGGACGTAGACGGCACTGGCGTCCCAATGATGTACAAAATCACGTTGGGCGGCGGCCAGTATAAGTTGCTCGATTATGAGCCATGCGATGACGTACCGTTCGCAATTTTTGAGGTAGACCCGGAACCACATGCATTCTTTGGCCGGTCAATGGCTGACCTGATCCTTGACGATCAGGATGCGGCAACATCGATTCTGCGTGGAGTCCTCGACAATATCGCAATGACCAACAACCCGCGCCTGTCGATGGTAGAAGGTCAGGTCAACATCGATGATCTGCTCAACAACGAAATCGGCGGTATCGTCCGCGTTAAAGATCCAAGCGCCATACAGCAACTTGGAGTGCCATTCGCCGCAGGTCAGACGCTAGCGGCTCTGGAATACTACAATCAGGTTGTCGAGCAAAAGACTGGCGTTTCTCGTGCATCGAACGGGCTAGACCCAGACGCACTGCAGAATACCACTGCAACTGCTGTGGCGATGACAGCGCAGGCCCAGGCAGGGCAGATCGAGGTAATCGCTCGGAACCTTGCAGAAGGCGGCATGACGCAGTTATTCAAGCTCATGCTCAAATTGCTTGCTGAGAACTCTCCAGACGAGACGCTGATGAAGATAGCAGGTGACCAGTTCGCGCCGATCGATCCGCGCTCGTGGAATGTCGAGATGGGCGTATCAGTCAACGTAGGCTTAGGAACTGGCAAGGAAGATCAGCAGGCCGCTGTTCTACAGGCCACACTGCAAACACAGATGAACATATGGCAGACCTATGGCCCGATGAACGGCTTGGTGTCTATGGTCACAATTCGCAACACACTTGCAGATATCCTCGCACTAGGCGGTGTTCGTAACTCTGACAGGTACTACCTGCCAATGAACCCACAGCAGGAGCAGATGCTGATTCAACAGCAACAGCAGATGCAGGCGCAACAGCAAGCAGGTCAGCAAGATCAGCAGGCTCAGGCACTGGTGCAGGCAGAAACAATCCGGGCGCAGGCCAAGGCTCAGTCTGACATGGCGAAGATCCAGTTGGACGCACAGAAGGCTCTGGCATCAGATGACAGAGAGCGCGACAAGATGGATCAGGATCTATTGATCAAGGCGGCAGAGGTGATCGGAAAGTACGGCACAGCGGTAGACGTAGAGCGCATCAAGGCAATGCAAGCAGAGCCACGATTTGCGGATACATCACCACAGCAGGCTGTGACGCAGGCTAGATATTAATGTCAAACATTAAGGATAAGGCTACCAAGATCCGCATGCTGATGAAGGATGAAACCTTCAAAGAAGTGATGCAAGGCGTGAGAACGGCGCAGGTTGGTGTATTTTTATCCAGTAGTGCTACAATCGAGTCTGTTGAAGAAGCGCATCAAATTGTTGTTGCGCTTGATAAAATTGAGGCGTACATGCAAACCGTATTAGATGACGAGGCAGTGTACGACAAGAAACATTCATAACACTGGAGACACTGTACCGTGGAAACGACAGAATCTGGTAATACTGCACTGAGTTTAGACTCAGCGGCAGATTTGCTAATACAGGATCAGCAACCTGAGCAAGCTGAAGAGGTAGCAGAAGTTGAGGAGGAGCAACCCGTAGAGGACTCTTTCGATGAAGCGGATGACTCGGAGGATGCTGAGGTTGAGGAAGTCGATGCCGATGAAGTCGAGGAGATCGATGACGAGGCAGAAGACGAGGAGTACGAAGACACAGAGGAAGACGATGAGGAATCTGACCCTGCGCTAGAAAGCTATACCGTAAAGGTAGACGGCCAAGAAAAGCAGGTAACTCTAGAAGAACTCAAGCGTGGTTACTCAGGTCAGCAGTACGTCCAAAAGGGCATGCAGGAAGCGGCTGAGGCTCGGAAACAAGCTGAAGGCGTCTATGAAGCCCTGATGCAAGAAAGACAAAATCTTGCACAATTGGTACAGATGGCACAGGCAGGTGATCTTGCCCCGCCAAAAGAACCTAGCAAAGAGTTGTTTGACGCAGATCCGATTGGCTATATGGAAGCCAAGATGAACTACGATGAACAGATGAAGGCATACGGCGAGAAGCAACAGGCATTGCATCAGCAACTGCAAGCGCAGTCTGAGGCAGAGCAAAGAGCAAGATCGGTGTATGCACAACAGGAAGCTCAAAAGCTAGTAGAACTCGTCCCTGAGTTACGAGACGCCGGTAAGGCATCGCAGTTCAAGGATAAGGTAGTGAAAGCGGCGACAGAGGTCTACGGCTATACGCCAGACGAGATCGCTAACATCCAAAGTCACAGAGACTTTATGGTTCTCAGGGACGCGATGCTCTACCGCGAGATGATGGCAGGCAAGGAAAATGTTCAGAAGAAGGCCAAAAAGGCCAGACCGATGATCAAGCCCGGAGCCAAAAAAGTCAGTACCAATAATGACGTAGTCCGCAAAAAGCGGGCAACACTGAAGAAGACAGGTAGCATCAACGATGCCTTGTCACTGATTTTAGATAACTAAGCTAAGTTCTTGATTTAGGAGAAGAATCATGGCGCAACCATCGAACACGTTCGACTCATATGACGCGGTCGGCATACGGGAAGACCTAGAAGACATCATCTATGATGTGTCTCCAGAGGAAACTCCATTCTATTCAGCCTGCGCGAAAGTAAAGGCAACTAACACGTTCCACGAGTGGCAGACAGACGCATTGCGTTCATCTGCGGCAAACGCTCACGTTGAAGGTGATGACACAACTGCTGAAGCTCGCACAGCGACTTCACGTTTGGGCAACTACACTCAGATCTTCAAGAACGCAGTATCTGTTCCTGACACTGACGATGGCCTGAACAAAGCAGGACGCGCAAAGGAAATTGCCTATGCCACGCTCCGCATGGCTAAAGAGCAAAAGCTCGACATTGAAAAGGCATTGTTCGACAACAACGCTCGTGTAGCAGGTAGCTCTTCAGTTGCCCGTGAATTGGCGGGCGCTCCTGCGTGGATGATCACTAACACTGACTTTGTTACTGGCGGCGCGACTGACGGTGCAGATCCTACTGGTGACGGTACTGACGCTCGTACAGATGCTGTTGGCTCGTTAACAGCGTTCAGCCAAACTAAGTTTGACGGTGTTATGCAGTCAATCTGGGAGCAGGGTGGTAACCCAGACGTTGTTTACTTGTCAGCGTTCCAGATGAACAAAGCTCTGGGCTTCACTGGCATGAACAATCAGCGTTCAACTATCGGCGCTTCTGTTGGTGGTACTAACGCGGTAATCAACGCAGTAGATGTCTACGTTACTCCTTGGGGTACTGTAGAGTTCATTCCTACTCGTGAAAACCGTTCGCGTGACGTATTCATCATGCAGAACGACATGTGGGCTGTTGGCGTATTGCGTCCAACTAAGAACACACAGTTGGCTAAGACTGGCGACTCAACTCGCCGTCAGGTCATCACTGAACTCACTCTTGTTTGTAAGAACGAGAAGGCTTCAGGGATCATCGCTGACAACACAACTTCTTAATGAAGTGACCAAGGAAGGGGCTACGGCCCCTTTCTGCTTTGGGAGATAGACAATGGCTAAATATAAAGTCGTAGTTGGAACACTATTTTTGGCAGGTCAGAAGTACCGCCGTGGCGACATCGTTGAATGCGCTAACCCAGAATTGCATGGAACCCGACTGGAGCCAGTCGTGGAGCCAAAGGTAGAAGAGAAGCCAAAACCTGCTCGTAAGCCACGGGCTAAGAAGGCGGAATGAAACTAGGCGAGAAGATTCTGTATGACCACACAAACGACAAAGTGGTAATCCAGAAGACTCATGACGTTACCCCTGAGATGCATCGCGCACAGATGTTGCGTGAGGCAGGTGCAGGCCAGAATGGTGAGCATCGGCTCGTAGGAACAATTCCACTGAACCTTATTGCAGAGTGGTGCAAAGAGGCAGGCGTAAAGTGGAATGACACTCAAGCCCGGCAGGAAGTTGTAAAGCGCAAGATCCTGTCTGGAGACTTTGACAAGTTCAGGGTTTGGAAGGGAACGTATTGAGGTGGATAGGCGGACTGCGGCTTCTGCTCATAAGCGAATTGATGATCTGGAGAAACAACTCGTGAAACATGAGGCTGTATCTACAGAGCGTTGGACAGAAACAATATTACGAATCAAGAGGATTGAGGCGATCATGATCGGGACAGCGGGTGCTACCATCATGCTCCTGATCACCCTGTTAACCAAAACGGGATAGAGAGCCATGATATTTGAGGCCATAGCCGCTATTAAGATTGCCAACGAGGCGATCGGCGCGATCAAGGAATTTGCGGGCCACGTTTCTTCTGTAGGAGAGATGGGCAAAGATTTAACGAAATTGGCAGACGCCAAGGACGATATCGAGAAGGCGGCTAAGGACGGCGACATGGAAGCGTTCTGGGCTTTAGAAGATATCAAGCGGCACGAGGCTGAGGTAAAGCAACAGTTCATCTACGCGGGACGCGCAGGGCTGTGGGACGATTACTGTAAGTTCATAGCAAACCGCAAGCAACTGCGTGAGAACGAGCGGAAACGTGCAGAAGCTAAAAAACTGGCTCGTAAAAAAGCCATACAGAATGGATTCCTGTATGTGGCTATTGGCATTGCTGTCCTCGGTGCTGTGGGCGGGGCCGTGGCCTTACTACTGTGGCTTATTAGCCTTAAAGGTACTTAGAGATGGCTATCGTATACCGTGGTGAAAAATTCAGCGGCTACAACAAGCCGAAGAGAACGCCGGGAGCATCCAAGAAGTTTGCGGTGCTAGCCAAAGAAGGCGAGACGATCCGACTCATCCGATTCGGTGATCCTAATATGACGATCAAGAAATCAAACCCAGAACGCAGAAAATCTTTCAGAGCGCGGCATCGCTGTGACAGCAGTCCGCCGTCAAAACTAACGGCCAGATACTGGTCATGCAAGAAGTGGTGAAAACTATGGCTAAGAAAGCATATGGCAAGAAGATGTCACAGAACAGCAAGGCGCAGAAGGGGTTCACGCCATGCAGTCGTTGCCCCAACCCTAGCTCCTGTAAGAAAGCAGGAATGTGTCTCGCACAGGCAATGTCATGAGCCTGTACGCGAACATCCACAAGAAACGGAAACGTATCAAGGCAGGCTCGAAAGAGACGATGCGGAAGCCGGGGACTAAAGGCGCTCCAACTGATGCGGCATTTGCTAAGGCAAAAAAGACTGCTAAGAAGCCAAAGAAAAGGACTAAGAAGTCATGACATTTGATCAAGTTGACCAGAATGGCGATGGTTTCATCGATCAGGCTGAATGGGAACGCATGAAGCTAGATGCAGAACGTGAGCGTCTAGCTGACGAGAACAATGACAGAGATGCTAAAAGAAAGATGTGTTATTTCTGCTTGGCGGGGATGTTGATGTATCCGGCGGCAGTGGTAATCACTGAGATGCTTAAACTCCCTACGGCAAGCCAATTATTATCATCAATGGCTAACATCTACTACCCTTCTGTTAGTTTGGTGGTAGGTAGTTACTTTGGCTTCAGCGCAATGTCTGGCAAGGATAAGGCAAAGTAATGAAAACCTGTCTGTACTCCTACACTAAGGGAATGTACGAGACAGAGTGCGGATTAAAAGCATTGTTGCGCCCACATCATCGGTGCGATAAATGCGGTAGGAAAGCAGAAGAGGTGCGCTATGCCACTGACAGCGAAAGGCAAGAAGATCATGAAAGAGATGATCGATCAGTACGGTAGGGACAAGGGTGAGTCCATGTTCTACGCGATGGAACGCTCAGGCAAACTGAAGGGCGTGGCAGGCAAAAGGAAGAAACGCAATGCTTAACATGTTACTCGGCCCGGCTCTTGAGCTAGGCAAGGACTTTCTGAAAGGGAAGGCGGAAGAAAAGAAAGCAATCCAACAGCGGAAGATCAACCAGATCAACAGTGACGCTGACTGGGAAGCTAAGATGGCTGACGCCACTAAATCATCATGGAAAGATGAGTGGTTTTCCTTGATTCTAAGTGCGCCTTTGATTGCCGTGGCATATAGCGTGGCAATGGATGACACCGCTATCATTACAAGGATGGATGAGGCTTTCACTGCGCTCAACTCACTGCCTGAATGGTATCAGTACCTGCTTTTTATAGCGGTCAGCGCGTCATTTGGTGTTAAGGGTGCGGACAAGATTATGAGCATGCGGGGTAAAAAATGATCGAGAATTATCAGCAATGTCTAGAAATGCTGTTGCATCATGAAGGCGGCTTTGTAAACCATCCTGCCGATCCCGGCGGAATGACTAACCTTGGAGTGACCAAGAAGGTCTACGAAGATTATCTGGGCCGAGAGGTCACAGAGGATGAGATGCGAGCTTTGACGCCAGAGGATGTCGCGCCACTGTACAAGCGTAATTATTGGGACAGGGTGAAAGGTGATGATTTGCCGTCTGGTCTTGATTGGGCTGTTTTTGATTGGGCTGTTAATAGTGGGACTGGCCGGAGTGCAAAAGCTCTCCAAACGTGTATCGGAACTACAGCAGATGGAGCGATCGGCCCTAACACACTGAAGAAACTTGCTGAGTTTGATCCTAAAGAGATCGTTATGCAGATGTTTGAGGCGCGTCAGGCGTTCTACGAGAGCCTGTCTACCTTTGACACGTTCGGCAAGGGATGGACACGCAGGAACAGCGAGACACTCGATCAAGCAATCGCAATGTTAGAAAACAAATAATGTTGCACAGATAAACATAATATGTTGTAATTCTCCTGTTGTTTACCAATGGGAGAATGCAATGAAAAATCAAACAACACTAATGGCCCGTGTCTGGGCTGACCTATCTGCGATCAACGTCAACGATCACATCCAAAAGAAAGGCAACTTGTCCTATCTGTCTTGGGCTTGGGCTTGGTCAACTCTTATGACTAAATACCCTGAGTCGTACTACGTCTTCCAAGACACCCGTACTGAAAACGGTACGGTAATGGTTGAGTGCGTCCTGACTATTCATGAAGGCGAAGAGGTTGCCACGCGCACAATGTGGTTGCCGGTCATGGATCACAAGAACAAGGCGATCGTTGACCCTGACACTCGTGCGATATCTGACACACGCATGCGCTGTCTTGTGAAGTGCCTCGCTATGTTTGGTCTAGGTTTCTACATCTATGCAGGTGAAGACATCCCGCAGGCTGAGAAAGAAGCCCTAGATCAGCCGATCGACAAGGCTCAGGCTCAACGCCTCAATGAGATGTTGGACTACTCAGGAACCGACATACAGAAGTTCCTAGCGCACTATCGGATCAGTTCTGTGTCCGAGCTACCACAATCGCATCATGAGCAGGCGTATAACGCGCTGTCGCAGAAGATCTCGCAAATGGAAGCCCAGACTGCGCAAGCTGATAACGAGTTGTCAGATGTCGATCTGTAAGGGGCAAGCACGATGAGAATGATCAATCACGAGCAAGGGACACAGGAGTGGCTGAACAGCCGCCTAGGCTGTCCTAGTGGGTCAGGATTCGACAAGTTGATTCAGGCCAGTGGCAAGCCTTCTACGCAGGCTGAAGGGTACATTAATCAGTTAATCGCTGAATTGATGACCGGGCAGACCACAGAAGTCAAAGTCACTGAGTGGATGCAACGGGGAACTGAACTGGAGCCGATGGCGCGTAACTTTTACGAGCTAGCGTCAGGCAATGACGTTGAAGAGGTTGGGTTTTGCAAGCATGACGTTTTGGAGTGCGGTGTAAGCCCTGATGGACTGATTGGTGAGGATGGCGGGCTAGAGATTAAATGCCCGACTCCTGCAACACATATTGCTTATTTACGGGCAGGTGTGTTACCAACTAAATACAAACAGCAGGTGATGGGCTGTATGTGGATCACTGGCAGGCAGTGGTGGGACTTTGTGTCTTACCACGAGACGATGCCTGCGCTGATCGTCAGAGTCGAACGTGACGATGACTACATCACGCTACTGGCTGATGAGGTATCAAAGGCCGTAGACACAATTCAATTAGAAGTTAATCGATTAAGGAAAATGCAATGACACAATATGACAACACAAACCGGGGCGCTATCTGGCGCAATGAGAAGAAACGTCCTGACAAGCGTGACCCAGACTTTACCGGGGTCATGAACATCGAAGGTGTGGAGTATCACATGTCAGGTTGGTTGCCTGATCCAGAGCGCAAGGGGCCAAAAACGCCTGCAATGACGTACTCGTACAGGCGCGTTGAAGAGCAGAATTTTCAGCCGATCGAGAGAACGATTGAGACCAATCCTGCGGCTGATGTTAACGATCAGATTCCTTGGTAACAAAAAAAGCCCCGTAGCTTAACGGGGCAAAGGAGTCATCCCAATGAGAGAAACATCTTGCGATGCAGTTACATATTACCACGGGAGCGATAAATGACACGAGTAAACGCAGGGCTGTGTGTTAAGAACGCCCAGAAAGAACTCAACATACCGAACGAGCGGATGGCTAGGGACTTCAGTGTTCACCATCAGCAGGTGTCGAGATGGCGGGTCAATTCAGATATGCACCTGAGCAAATTGCAGATGTTTGCCAAATATTTTGAAATGGATTTGTATGAGTTTTTGAAATTAGGAGAAGAATCCAATGGGTAACAAGAGATGGTCAAACAGTGAGCTATTGATGCTCGGTGACTTGTACCGGGACGGTCTGAGCTACAACGACATTGCGTGTAAGTTGAAGCGCAGTAAACGTGGAGTGGCGCATGCGCTTCACGCATACCGGCATGTGATCAACGTGGAGTACCGCAGGAAGCGCGGAGAGTACCACTCAGAGACGCCAACGCAGGAAGAGCTACGCGCACCAGTGAAGGACTTCACGCCTGCTAGCAAGCCTTGGTGGAAGTTCTGGGGATGAGTGACTCGCTCAAACAGACGGTAACGTCAGAGCAGGCCGCACTGCAGTCGTATCGTGACATCAAGAATATGATGAAAGATCACGGCTACTGTGTGGTCACCATCCGGGCAGGTGGCCGATCACTGGAGCAGAACGCGCTCTACCATGTATGGACGCAGGAGATCGCTGACAAGGTCAACAAGCACAACGGCACTGACTTCAGCAAGGGTGAGATTCACACTAAACTGAAGGCGATGTTCTTGGGCTACACAGAGCCTAAGCAGATCGGCAGTACAACAATACCGCCACAGTTGAAAAGCACCACTAAACTAACGAAGGGCGAGATGTTTTTCTTCATGGAACAGGTGGAACACTGGGCTATCGATTCAGGGATCGCTTTATCGCACCCAGAAGACAATGAGTATTACCGGACAAAGCGAAAGCATGAAGTCGGCGAACAGACGCTGTAAACAGTGCCGGAAGAAGGTTCCTGCTGAGTCGGCATTTGTCACTCAGTTGCGAGCCTTCTGTTCTTTTGAGTGCCTAACACAATTCACCAAGTCAGAGAAAGGGAGAAAAACGATAGCAAAATCCTCCCTTGCAGAAATGCGTGAGCGTAAACAAAAACTCAAGACCAAATCTGACTACCTCAAGGAAGCCCAGGCGGCGTTCAACGCATACGTCAGGGCGCGTGACCATGACAAGGCATGCATCTCGTGTGGGCAGTGGACAGACGATCGATACGGCGGAGGTTGGGACGCAGGCCACTACAGGTCTGTTGGCTCGGCCCCACACCTCAGATTCAACTTGCATGGGTGTCACAAACAATGCGTGAAGTGTAACCGCTATCTCAGCGGCAACGTGGCCGAGTACCGCAAGGGTCTGATCGAGCGCATCGGCATCGAAAAGGTTGAGGCACTGGAGGCCATGAATGCTGTCGAAAACATAGGGAAAAAAGAAGAGTATTTAATCCGCATCAAAAAAATATTTACCAAGAAGAAACAAAAAGTGTTGCAATCAAGGTTGTAAAGTGCGAATATACACATGTCGGGAAATTAAATTGAAATGGAGAAAACGACATGATCACAGCAGGCATCAAGCACAACTTCCGCAAAGGCCAGTACATCTGGAGCCTCAACTGCCTTGAGGACATGGTATTTGAGATCGTCAAGATCACACCACACCGTATCGTTGCCAAGCACGTTGGATGGATGGATGGCCGCAAGGTGAACTTCCACAAGGCCAACTACGCGGTCAGCAACTTCCGCCCATCAAATGTTTTTGAATTAGATTTTCCGGTCAAGCGGTAAAAAATATCGCTTGAATGAAACAAAAAGTGTTGCAATCTATCTTCACTGTGGTATTATTCCTGTGTCGAATAAATTTAATTGAAATCTAAGGAGGTTCGACATGATCACAAACAAATGCCCTAACAACGTCAGCGTTAAGTTCCACAATCAGGTTGTGGAGATTGTCACTGAGATGGCTAACGCTCTGATGAATGAGTGGGGCCATGACTTCCCACTGCTGATCAAGACCATCCACAACTGTGGCCGCTCTACTGGCGGTGGTTCGAACAATCATGTGTGCATCTCTGATGCGTATGACGTTCAGCCACGCAAGCGTGTTTACGAGCTTGTCGAGTACAAGAGCATCGCCAACAAAAAAGTCATTGGCACAATCAAGGGTGACCAAGAGACTGTCCTCAAAGCACTGTGCGCTCATGAGGTTGCTCACTGGTGGCATCAGCAGTTACTCCGCGAGGAGTACGGCAATACTTGGTGGCTTGAGCCTGAAGCTCGCAAGGGCTACAACTCACCACACGGTATGCGGTGGCAGATGATCTACGCTGATCTGCGTACCATGTTTGTCAACCCAGACACCAAAGGCACAAACCCTTGGTGGCCTGATGATGTTTATTCAGATGAGGAGGCGGCGTAAGCCGCTCCACTGGAGGTATCGACATGAAACTTACCAACCAACAAATTATCCTGACCGCGCAGGCTATTGCGCGTGTCGGCTACCCTGACGAGAGCGACTTGGACGCAATGGTTGAAGTCCTTCAGAAGCTCGATCAGGAGATTGACTTCAGCCTGCCGCTTGGATACCACGCAGACAATGTGGTGGGCGAGGCTGAGAACGATCTTGAGGTACAGCGGTGTGCGATCTACGCCGAGCGTGAAGAACAGGAGCGCAGGATCGCAGAGTACGAGTACGAGCTAGAGCCGGATGGCGAGGATGATGACTAAGGGGCTACGGCCCCTTTTTTAATGCCTGCAAAAATAATTAAAATAAATGCAACGTAAACTGTTGCTTTACGGCACACCTATTTGAGAAACTAACTGTGTCGGGAAATTAAATTGAAATCAGGAGATCGACATGACAGTTTCAAACAAGCTCTTAGTTCTTTCAGCAGTTAAGCCTTTTCCAGAGTCTTACGATTTAGTTCTTGTGCGTGACAACGAGGTATTTGATGTCACAAGTCAGGAGTCTAAAAGCGTAGAACGTGCAGTGTCTGAGGCTCGCATTTACATGCCTCATTACACTTGGGAAGCGTGGGTCAAGCAAGACAACGATTGGGTGTTGGCGTAAGCCACACCCTTACAGGGAGAACGAAATGATCCAGTCAATGGCAACAGCATCGGATTTCAACAACTGGACGGCTCACGCAAAGAGCCTTCCTGAGTCATCAATCCGCCACATCATGGGCGACTGCCAGAAGGCAGAAGAAGCCATGCGCGGATGGAACCCAGAGCGCGAGAACTTCTACCGCGATCAGTACCTGACCTACAGGGACGAGTTGCTCAGACGAGCATGAGAAAGGAGCCGAAAGGCTCTTTTTTTTGGCCAAATAAATATTTTATTGTCAGCAACAAAAAGTGTTGCATTATTATTCCATTGTAGTATCCTATCTGTGTCGGGTAATTAAATTGAAATTGAGGAGAACACGACATGAACTTCAAAGTAACTGCAACACCAAACGGCAAGGGCAAGGTCAAGATCACTGTGACTAATCCTGATGGCACTTCTTGGGTTTACGCTGAGAAGGCTAAAGAAGGCCGTTTCACTCACTACGCTGTAGTGACTCAAGAAATCACTCAAGCGGCGATCGATCGTCACATCTCTTTTGAAAAGCGCCACTGGAATGGCTGTTCTGTTGACCGCCCATATCTGGAAGGTCTGATCGGTGAGTCTTGCTCGTTCATCCAGATGGCTACTAAAGAAAGCACCGCAAAGAAAGCAGGGCCATGTTTGCCATACGCTGAAGCTAAATCAGTCGAAGTATTTGAAGTGGAGGCGGCGTAAGCCGCTCCTCCGGGGAGAGAATCATGAGAATGGGAACTTATTTCGTTTATCCAAAGGGTCAGAAGTCTAAGGGCTTCAAGATTGATGCAGTTAGCTTTGATGCCGCTAAGTCGATCTTTAATCAGGTTGAAGGCATCGCGGACACCAACCAGAATCGTTGGAAACTTTGGGCAGACCGGGTCGCGTAAGCGGCCCTTTGGAGTTAATCATGAGAGCAGTAAAAATTACATCTGAAACCGCCGACACAATCGCTGACTTTATGTCCGAGTATCAGTCAACCCTTCACAACAAGCTCGTTGCTGAAGGTTTCGATCTAGAGGAGGTTTCCGAGATCATGAGCGCCTACATGTCCATCAACGGCAATCTAATCAATATGCTTGGCGAAGAGTCAGGCACAGGTTTCTCAATCGAGATCAAATAAGGTTTGACAGGAAATAATTTAAAGGAGTAAGGTTTAAGACAGTGCCGGACGGGGTGTGCGAAGCCCCTAGCGAACCGGACTGAGAAACAGGAATAAACCCGTGACCGCACTCCGGCACTGGTTCCAATTGTGACCGAAACAGTATTCTCGGTCAACATTCCTAGAGTCTCATTCTGTATCGTTAGGGTTCATCCCGTACCGTTAAAGTACGCTCAGTGTCGTACAGCACCAGAAAGCACGATTGCAACCCAACCTTTGAGGACGGGACAAACAGCGTTAGAGGTGATCCGCCTACGGGCAGGGACGGTTGAGCTACCGAGTCGAGATACCCACGACTAAAAGCACTGCTGATTACTGAGGTTGCATGGACGATAGCGTACCGGATGGACAGGGATCACCCTACGTCCTCTAAATGACAACTATGACCAAAATTTGAGGTGACTCATGGGTGAGCTAGACCCAAGAACATTTGTTGGAGAAACAGCGGAAGATTTGCAAAATGAAATCGCCGTGATTGAGAAATTCTGCAAAAAGTTTAACGTCAAGTATTTCAAGATGAGTAAATATGAACGAGTCGATTTTGTTCTGTACAGAGGCGAAGCACACAAAAGGCATGTTGTTGCAGTTGCTGAAGTCAAAACTAGATACGATCATAATTTTTTTGATTGGGGCGATCTTTTTTGCCCACTACATAAAAAAGCTCATTGCGTAATGTACGCAGAAGCAATCAATGTTCCTGCGTTCCTGATCAGTAAGCACAACGATGGTATTTTTTATGTTGATATGCGAGAGCCATTTCATGATTGCAGGATCATCAAAGACCCAAGAAGCCGCAATGATTCGGATGAAACACCATGCGTAACTTGGATGGGCGATCTAATAAAAGAGCTAACATAGGATCAAGAATATGCAACTAAGACCACATCAAGAACTGGCGATACAGATGCTGAGAGACAGTCTGGCGTCAGGCAAGAAAAGACCACTGCTTGCGGCTCCATGCTCATTCGGCAAGACAATTACAGCGGCGGCTATGCTCAAGTCAGCACTCGACAAAGGTAAACGCGGCATCTTCATCTGTGATCGCATCAAGCTCGTCCAGCAGTCACTGGAAGCGTTTGGCCGTCATGGCTTACCATTCGGTGTTATGCAGGGTAACCATGAGCTAACCAATCCACACGCGCCGATACAGATCGCATCGATCCAGACGTTAGCCCGGCGGAAGAACATGGTGGACTTTGACTTTGCCATCGTGGATGAGTGCCACACCTTGTATGAGTATCAGAAGAAGATGATGGAGGCATACGACAACATCCCGTTCATTGGTTTGTCAGCCACTCCATTCAGCAAGGGACTCGGCAGGTACTATGATGACCTAATTGTCCCGGCAACAGCAGAGCATCTGTTAGGTGAAGGCTACCTATGCCCAGTTGATTACTACGGCGGGCGCAAGATTGCGCTGAAAGGTATCAAGACCAGAACACTGTCTACTGGCGGGTCAGACTATGATCCTGAAGCATTGTCAGAAGCGATCGAGAAAGACACCACTTTGGCAGGAGATATCGTCAAGAACTGGGTCAAACATGCCTGGGGACGCCAAACGATTGCATTCAGCCCATCGATCAAGCACTCCAAGTTTCTTGTCGAGCAGTTTCGAGCCATTGGGGTGAAGGCCGAACACATCGATGGATACATGGATGACGAAATACGCCAAGAACTCTATGAAGCGCATGACGCAGGTGAGTTTGCGATCCTGTCCTGCTCCCGGCTACTGAACACTGGCTATGACGCGCCGCAGGTTAGCTGTCTGATCGACTGCTTCCCGACTAAGTCACACATCGCATATGTTCAGCGAGCAGGCCGGATCATGCGGACAGCGGACGGCAAAGAGAACGCCGTATACCTCGATCACGCCGGTAACGTGAACAGGTTTGGATTTGCTGAGGCTGTAGTGCCATCAGAGCTAGACGATGGAACCAAGCGATTCCAAGAGAAACAGCAGGTCAAAGAAAAGAAAGAGCCAAAGGTGCAGGAATGCCCGCAGTGCTACCGGCAGATGGTTGGTGTGCGCTGTGGTTGCGGCTACGAGCTACCGATGACCGCACAGATCAAGCATGACGGCGCAGAGCTAGAACGTCTAACCAAAGAAGCCAACAAGATCTACACGACTGAGCGCAAATCAGAGTGGCTCGGCGAGCTACAGTATTACGCCAAGACTCGCGGCTACAGCCTAGGTTGGGCGGCGCATAAGTACCGCGCCAAGTTTGGTGTATGGCCTAACAAGATCACCGCATCTCGTGTTGATGGAATGTCAGACGAGGTCAATCGGTTCATCAAGAGCCAGAACATAAGACATGCATACGCAAGGATGAAAAATGACAGTAGAAACGATCCTCAACCAATTCAGCAAAGTGCGTAACTCTGGGCAGGACAAGTGGAGAGTTCCATGCCCGGTACACAATGGCAAAGGTTTCAACATGAGCATCAAGGAATGCGCTGACGGCACAGTGTTAGCTCATTGCTTTGTGTGTGGAGCAGACGGGCCAAAGCTCGTGCAAGCTCTCGGCCTAGAGATGGCAGAGATATTTCCGCCAGACAATAACTATATCCGCCCGGTGTTTAGCAAGAAGATGCAACAGGAAGCCCTAGAAGACGAGATCGTCCTGAGCATAGCCGGTGAGACGCGGAAGCTAACACTTGAAGATAAACGCCGTGTACGTTTGGCTAAGGCAAGGCTTGAAGGTATCGCACAAATAAAAAATGCATCATGATCAACTTAAAGTGTTGCACTGAGTATTTGATTGTGGTCTAATTGTTATGTCGAAATTGAAATGTAATTAGGAGAACGACATGAAAGTATTCAAATTTGACCCAAAAACTGGCAAGCGCGGCGAACTGATTGATGAGATTCGCTTACCTAGCACATTCGGACAAACTATTGAATTTGCTCAATCTAAAGGTGTTCAGACGCATCTTTCTTACAAGAAGCCTGCGAGCTTTGGCGATATGTTCTGGGAGTCTCACATCTACATGGGCCGTGATGACAACAAGGGTGAGCTTGTTACTTCAAAGTACGACTGTTGGGTTTGCTGTTGCAGTGGCAAGTATTTCGATAAATGGCAGTGGAACATCATCCCGCCATATAACGAACTAACAAAGAATTTGGAGGCCGCGTAAGCGGCTCTTGGGGGTTCACATGGCAGAAGCATTTGTCTTAGTTTTCGGCCTCGCTACCGCGTTTGTGGTAGCAGGGGTCATTGGGTTAGTCGGTGATTGGTTGACCAAGAAGTGGGGTGGCGAATGAGCATGCCTAAGCATCCATCCTGTCCCAACTGTGGGGACAACTTACTCAGGGAACACCTGAACATGGGCGATGAGGTCTGCAGATACTGCGGGCCAACTCGTGAGCTAGACACTTACGGTGAGCTAGAGAAGAAACAATTTGACGCATGGTACTCAGCGTACCTCGATGAGAAAGGTGGAGAATGAACAACAAGGCAATGAACGAGCCAACAGTGGACGATGTGATGAGCCACTGGAGCAAGTGCGGATCGATCAAGGACACCGCTGAACACTTTGACAAGACCTACAAGTCAGTCGAGATCATGGTTGCACGTTACAAGTACAACTATGAGCGGAGCTTCAACTTCCCGCACATCATCCACGCCAAGAGGTTCGGAGCATAATGGAATTTGTCTGCGCTTTAATCATCACTGTGTCACTACTGGTCTGGCTATGCCTATGGTGGGACGCCAACGAGAAGTCGAAATGAGTACGATCTGGAGAGCAGTCAGCAAGAAGCGTGGTTGGGTAGTGCATTTCGGAAACCACAGAGACCTAAACGCATTCTTGTATTCCAATGGTGCGTCTGACTACGAGGTAGACAAACTTGAATACTCAAGAAAAATAGACATCATCAAGATGCTAAATGGCAGTGCCTTATGTGGTTGGGTCAACGGGAGAAAGCGTAAGTGAGATTCACTGACCTGATGTCGGCGTTTGAAGAGATGGAGTATCTCGTCCATACCACTGGCCGCACATTCAGGATTATCCACTCAGGCACTAAGACTCCGGCCTATCATGTAGTCCAAAAGGCAGGCAGTGCCAAAGTCCCGTTCCTGATCGCAGAACTCAATTGTCGCAACGTAGTAGGTGACGAGCAGATACAGAAAAGCCGTGGGAGAAAGACCCAGAAGAAAATGGTTGGCAAGAAAGAGATCACCAAGGATGGCCTCTACCAATACAGCGCACCATCGAGAGCAAAGTAGAACGTGTTAGCGCAATCGTGTTATAAAGCGCCTATCAACACTTTGGACGCTATAGGCACAGAGATGGCAGGTGGAAGACCAACCAAGTACAACGCGACAATCCAGAAAAAGGCAGAGGACTACATCAAGAATCTGCCAGAGGATGAAGTCGTACACAGCATTGAAGGACTCGCAGATCACATCAACGTGGCCCGGTCTACAGTCTACAAATGGCGTGATGAGATTGAAGAGTTTTCGGACACGTTAGAGACAATCCTGAGAAAACAGGCTAAGACTTTGATCAACCGAGGGCTTGCAGGTGAGTTCAATGCGCCGATGACCAAGATGATGATGAACGTCAACCACGGCTACAGAGAGCGCACAGAGCTAGACAATCTTTCGAGTGATGGATCGATGTCGCCACAGAAGATCGAGCGGGTCATCATCGAGGCTACGCAGGTTTGAGTGCAATCCTACGGTTTGAGACAGCATCTGTCTTCAGGCCACTGCTAGAACCGGCACGATACAAAGGCGCATGGGGAGGCCGAGGTTCAGGCAAGTCTCACTTCTTTGCCGAGCTACTGATCGAAGACTCAGTCAGGATACCGGGCATGCGAGCGGCATGTATCCGGGAAGTGCAGAAGTCACTCAAGCAATCATCCAAGCGTTTGATCGAGGATAAGCTCCAAGCGTACAACCTCGGAGAAAGGGCGGGCTTTAAAGTCTACCGGGAAGTCATCGAGACGCCGGGCGATGGCGTGATCATCTTTACTGGTATGCAAGACCACACCGCTGACTCTATCAAGTCACTGGAAGGCTTTGACCGAGCATGGATCGAGGAGGCGCAGTCACTGAGCCACAGATCGCTAGAACTACTCACGCCAACCATGCGTAAGGAAGGATCAGAGATCTGGGCATCATGGAACCCTAACCGGCCAACAGATGCGATCGATCAACTACTGCGAGGCGTCAACACTCCAACAGGCTCGGTAGTCGTCAACGCTAACTGGAAGCACAACCCGTGGATCAGTAAGGTACTATTGCAAGAGAAGGACGACTGCTTACGCATGACTCCCGATCGGTATCCACATGTATGGGAAGGTGAGTATGCTACTGTCTTGGAAGGTGCGTATTATGCTAGACACCTATCGGAAGCGGCACTTGAAGGTAGAATCGGATTCTTTGGAAAAGATCCTCTTATCAAACTACATGCCGTGTGGGACATCGGTGGAACGTCCAAGAAGTCGGATGCGACTGCTATCTGGATTGTTCAGTACATCGGCGAAGAAGTCAGGCTGATCGACTACTACGAGGCAGTAGGCCAACCGTTTGAGTCTCATGTAAACTGGTTGCGAGCCAAGGGCTACGAGGATGCGCTCATGGTACTGCCGCACGATGGCAGGAAGCATGACATGGTCTACAAGGTCACACCGGAAGGATTCCTGCAAGATGCCGGATTCACTGTTGAGTCTATCAAGAATCAAGGCGCAGGCGCTGTACTGTCCCGCATCGAAGCGGCCCGCCGGATGTTCCCATCCTGCAGATTCCACGATGAAAACACTAAAGGCGGACGAGAGGCACTCGGTTGGTATCACGAGAAACGTGACGAGGCCAGAGGTCTCGGTCTCGGCCCTGAGCATGACTGGGCATCCCACGGCGCTGATGCTTTTGGCTTGGTGGCCGTCTATCGACAGGGCATCCATCAATCCGACTCGTGGGATACGCCAATACGAAGAAATATCGCGGGTGTAGCCTAATCACTGTTTAGTGGTAAAATGTCCGAGTGATCACATACTTGGGACGCTCTGATGGCGAAAAAGCAAGGCTTACTTGACGCACTGTCTGATTATTACGAAGGATTCTCATCGATCCCAAGCTCTGTGATGGGTTACATTGGCTCCACAGATTCATCAAAGATGGCGGATGACGCGACTCAGTATGCAAAGCAGTCAGCAGAGGCGTTAGCAAAGCAGTTCAAAGAAGACCCATTCAACATGTTGCTCGACATGGCTCCAATCGTTGGAGAGGTCAGAGCATTCATGGATGCAGAAGATCTGCGGACAGCGGCAGATCAGGCAGATCAGGTAGGCGATAAGAGCAAGGCTGAGAAACTACGCCAAGAAGCATCAATCACAATGACTGGTGCTATTCCACTGTTAGGTATGGCGGCTCGCGCAGGTAAAAAGATTGGTACTGCCGGAATGCAGATGACCAATGACGGAAAGCCGATATTGCGTTCAGATATTGTTGGTGAAGAAAACATCGCAGTGCCTGATCAAGACATGATGTTGGCAAAGCGTTTGATCGATACAGGATTCCTCACTGTTCAATCTGCCGGGAAGCCATCAAGCGTTAAAACAGCAATTAAAAATTACCGCAAAGCAATGCAGTCATCAAAAGCATTTGCAGACCGAGAAATGAGAGCCGCTGAAAACGATTTCCAAACAATCTTCACTCCAACTGATATCGGAGAGCGTACAACATTCAACCCAGAGACCTTGTTTGGCAAAGTAGTTATCCCGATTCAGGGTGATGTATCAAACCTTGGGTTGCTTGAGCGAGTTGGCGGGATCGATGTGGATACTCCTGTGCAAGCAGGAAACAAGTACAGTCAGCAATATAAAGACTCAGGCTTTGGTTGGCAGTCTATGTTGGATACAGCGCAGTCAGTCCAGAACAAAGTACGCACAGTAGCAGATGATACGGGTCAGGCTCCTGTTGGTGTTTACACAACAATGGGCCTTGAGGCGACAAACTTCAGCACACCAATTGCTGAGGCAATGTTGAAGCAGATACAAAACTCAAAAATCACAAAAGCCGATAAAGCCGCTTTTGACAAAAAGCTCAGAAGCAAAACGATCAAAGACTCCAAGGGCCGTGTTAAAAAAGTATTTCCTGATTGGGTTGGGCTAGATCATCCTGATGCTATGGATCAGTTAATGGGCCAAGGAAAATACGAAAATATTGGCAAAAAGCGAACTGCGTTCACCACAACGATGAAGACAAACGACTTCAGAGATAGGGGCTTCCCAAACTACAATGAGTTGTTGTTTGCCACACAAGACCCAGATTTGGTTAATGCGCCAATTAAAGGTTCCGGTCTTTCAACATACCAAACAATTATTGGCGATGCTGTTTATGACCCAACAATCCACAAAAGCTACACAGGCAGAATGCCGGGCCAATACTCTGGCGGGTTAGGTGGGTCAATCCCATTTGAAGTAATGTTCCCTGATGCATTCGCAGAGCAAATGAAGCGCAAGACATCAGCAGGTGAGCCGTTTACGCCATCACAAGCTATTGATGCTGTCATGAAAAAACCTGAAGGGTTCCAGAGAATGGATGAGCGAACTGTGCAGGGCATCCTCGATTACATTAATCAATACGGGTTGAAGTAATGGCTAATCCAAGTTTTATTGATCGCATTAACAACCCACAAGATTATCCATATGTGAAAAACCCAGATGGGTCGATATCTACTCACCGTATGGCGGCAGAGTATGATGAGGATAGTGGCCAGTGGATGGCCTTTCCAATGATCCAGATGCAGGGAGATCAACTCAAAGTTTACGAGGATGATCAGTTAAGGTCGGCAATGGACAGCGCGATAAAGTCTGGAAACTACTTGCCGATGCCAAGCAAAGAAGCGGCTATCGAATACTCAAAAGGTGGGTATAAAACAGACGCTCTGAATAATTTTGGTAAATCAATTTCAAATCAGAATCCATACGAAAACTACGGCATCCTCGACTTGATCAACGATGTACCCTACTCGGAGCTACACAAGTTCTTCACAAAGGGTCATCAGACGTACTACAACAATGCGCCGCAGATGATACAGGAGTTACGCCCAGAGCTAGCAGGTCAGCGTGTCGATCGCAACCTACAGGATCAAATGCTAAACTTTATCGGCGGGTACGACATGGCCGCACGAGGCATGAGTCCAGAGGCCGCAATGAGTGGAGCAAGAGCTTATCAGGGCAAACAGTATCTATTCAGTGATCGCAAGCCAGACGCTATTGGCGACTATGAAGAGAACGTAGCAGGAGTCCAAGCGTTTGACCCAGAGCAAGGAAGACTATCAGATGAGGCGCTGATTGATCTCGCTCTGAAGTTTGCTCGTGATAGAATGGCACAAAGCCAGAGGAATCAGTAATGGCACTATCTAACTATGGCGAGCTAAAGACAGCGATCGCAGATTTCTTAAACAGGGATGATCTTACATCGGTCATTCCTACATTCGTTGCGCTTGCAGAATCACAGATAGCTCGTGACCTACGCCACTGGCGACAAGAGGTACGGGTAACTGCTGATCTAAACGAGCGGTTCGAGAACCTGCCGACAGATTGGTTGGAAGGTGTTCACCTATACCTAAGTGATGGTGCGCCGGTAGAGTACGCATCAGTCGCGGAGATCGGACGCCAGAAGGTGCTGACCAACGACACTGCAGGTAAGCCACGGCTATACACGTTGAACTCAGGTCAGATCGAGTTCTACCCTGCGCCTGATGAAACCTACACTCTCACAATGGTTTACTTTGCTCGCATCCCAACAATGAGCGGTGACGCAGACGCAAACTGGCTCATGACTTATTACCCGGACGTTTACCTGTATGGCTCACTGCTACAGTCAGCACCTTATCTAGCAGAAGATGCTAGAATCGCAGTGTGGGCGCAGTTATACAGCGCGGCAGTCAAGAATCTAGGCGATGATTCAGAGAAGGCTCGGTCATCAGGTGGGCCGCTCGTGATGAGGAATGCGTAATGACCGAATGGACTCCTAACGTCACACCAACGACAACGTATGAGCAAGAAGCCGGGATGCTCCCATCCGGGGCAGGTGTTGACGAGAACATCCTCAATCTAACCACTCGCGCAGAGACAGCCGCTACCAACGCTGAAACAGCAGAGACAAACGCTGAGACTGCAGAGACCAATGCGGAAACTGCACAGGCCGCCGCTGAGTCAGCGCGTGATGCCGCTGTAGTCGCCCGCACTGGAGCAGAAACTGCCGAGACTAACGCAGAGACAGCGCAAACAGCCGCAGAAGCCGCTCAGACAGCCGCTGAGGCCGCTCAGACAGCCGCAGAGACGGCGGAAACAAATGCGGAAACCGCTGAGTCCAATGCACAGACTTATGCCGCTAACGCGCTATCTAGTGCCAACGCATCGGCAAGTTCAGCAACAGACGCAGATACAGCAAAGACGGCGGCAGAGTCGGCAAGGGATGCAACGCTCGCGGCTTACGACAGTTTTGACGATCGCTACCTTGGTGCAAAGGCATCCGATCCTGCGACAGACAATGACGGCGATGCACTTGTAGGCGGGTCACTGTACTTCAACACCACTGACGGCATCATGAAGCTCTATGACGGTAGTGCATGGGTAGCGGCTTATGTGTCAGCGTCCGGTGTGCTAACAGTCGCCAACAATCTATCTGATCTTGGAGATGCGGCTACGGCTCGCACAAATCTAGGGTTAGGAACAGCGGCCACTACAGCGGCCACAGACTATGCGACAGCGGCTCAAGGAACACTGGCGGCATCAGCAACACAGCCGGGCGACAACGTATCTACACTGACAAATGACGCAGGGTATCTAACGTCATACACTGAGACTGACCCGGTCTACACCGCATCATCTTGGTACACAACGACAAACAACTCAGGAAACTGGGACACAGCCTATGGATGGGGTGACCACTCCACTGCAGGTTATCTCACTAGCTTCACAGAGACTAACGATCTATCGACAGCGGTCACATGGGCCAACGTACCAGACGCTAACATCACACAGTCGTCAGTCACACAACATCAGGCGGCACTGTCGATCACAGAGAGCCAGATTAGTGACCTCCAGTCTTATCTCACATCTATTGCCGCTAACTCTGTAGGTATTACAGAGATCAACGTGACTGATGGTACTAACGGTCAGGTACTGACAACTAACGGTGCAGGTACGCTGTCGTTTGCTGATGCGTCCACTGTGGCGGCTCTCAATGACCTCACAGACGTATCAACCTCTGGCATCACTGATGGGCAAACCATTGTATACAACTCAAGCACTACATCGTTTGAGCCGGGTACTGCAGGTGGTAATACAACAACCAATGGCCTGTGGGAACACAGTGCAACCATTAGCGCTAACTACACAATTACATCAGGCAACAACGCAGTGGCGGCAGGGCCGATAGATATTGCAAGCGGTGTCACAGTAACTATTCCAAGCGGATCAAGGTGGGCTATCGTATGACAGTTACAATCAATGGAACAACAGGGATTGTCATGGAGGAGAACAAGGTAGAGCTTGGGTATTTCTCTAATGACGACAGCGTTGATACAGCCTTCACTGTGCCTAGTGGAGACAATGCGGCTATTGTCGGGCCTGTGACGGTCAATCAAACAATCACAGTAAACGGGACTCTGACGGTACTCTGATATGGCAAGTGAACTCATAGTACAAACACTCAAGGGGCCAACTAGCGGGGCCAATGCGAACAAGGTGATTATCCCGTCTGGGCAGACGTTAGAGTGTTCTAGCGCAGTAGTTTCGCCGGGCAGTATCCTGCAAAAAACAACAGTGTCTCAAAATACTCAACAATCATTCACTTCAAGTAGCTATGCTGATACCAATGTTTATATTGAGCTAACCTCCGAACAAGCAAACTCTGACTTCTTTATGACGTTTTGTGTGGGGGTGTCACCAAATAATTTTTACAGTATTTATGGAAGACTTGTGCGCCGAATCTCTGGGCTGTCTGACGTTACTATATCGGAAGGTCGAGTTCATCGGGCGCAAGGGACATCAACTGGAGATGCCGATAGGCATTACCCAGTAACTTATATTGATTCTCCTAGTGCCGCCGCAGGAACTACGGTTCAATATATGTTCCAAGTTGCTAGCGGAAACAACGGCTCTATGGTGCGTGTTAACGATAACTCCAACACTACCATTACCCTAATGGAGATCGCAGGATGACAACACTCTATGTAGACAACATCGCCCCGAATCTCCAAAGTAAGATCAGTGCGCCTAACCTTCAGCTTCCTAGTGGGTCTGTGATTCAGGTTGTAGGTGCTAATGACATTATTACTGCAACTAACACTAACTCAACAAGTTTTACTGCTACTACACTAGCGGCCACAATTACGCCAACAAGTTCGTCTAGTAAAATTTTAGTTACAGCAACTTTTAGTGCCACACAAGATGGTGGTTCTAATGAACAAGCTCAAGTCACCATTTATCGTGGGGCAACAAACTTGCGCCCTTCTGGAACTTGTAATTTTATGTATGACCATCCCGGTGGCAATGTAGGGTTTAGTGGAACTTATATGGTGTATGACAGCCCTGCTACAACCTCTGCAACAACCTACACTGTGTATATCAAAGTAAGTGGGTCAGGTTCATTTTTTAGAGCAGTAGCCGGGACAGACACCATTACACTCATGGAGATCGCAGGATGAGCAGTATAATCAAAGTCGATCAAATCCAACTGGCTGATGGCTCGACACCAACTGCGGGTGATCTTGGGTTGAATGTTACTGGTAGCACTTTACAAACAGTCAACGCTGTTTTTTCTGGTTC